GGGTATGTTAGAGGGCGAGGCACTGAAAAAATATGAGTCCTTGAAAGAAGGTAAGTACGAGGCCATGGGTGACGGTGCCTTCCGTAGCATGCTCAAAAAGAGTGGTATGAATATGAACGTAGCCGGTACGATCATGAGCAACCGCGAGGAGAACCTTGCGAATCATGGGGACTCTGTAGCTGGTGCTGTCCGCGGCAGCCAATGGAACGCGGATATCGCGCCATCCATGCAGCGTGACGTTGCCAACGCGATGGGTGCAGCCGGAGGTGGAGCATTCTCGACCAAGCAGACGATGAACGCTGGGGCTATGGTCGCAGAAACATTGAAAGGTATGGGCGGGAAGTCGCGTAAGGAAATGATAGACGCAGTGGCGGCTAAGTACCAAGCTGACGGCATGAACGAACAGCAGGCCCAGAACGCCGCACGTGTTAGCGTGAGTGCTGCAGGGATGTCGGTAAGGAAGAAGGGCTATAAGGGCGGCATTGGCCACGCTGTGTCGCTGCATGGGGATGAAGTCGCAGGCGGTGTTGCCGATCAAGAGGGCAGGGCAGCAACAAAAGCGCAAGAAGAAGCAGATACCGCAGATCAGGGGCAAAAAGGCCCGTGGGCGCGACTCGCAGACGGTATCAAGGATGGTACTAAAAGTGCCGCAGAGTTCTTTGCCAAAGTGATTGGTGGCGTTAAGAAACCAGCAAGCGGTAGTGGAGACACAGATGCCAGCGGCAGTGACAGCGACGGCAGTGGCGGTATTCCAAAGGTGAAAATCGATGGTACCGTTTCCGTGGTCGTGCACGGTGCAGGTGATGTGCCCGATACAGGGTCGGGAATGGGTTCAACGATGGGGCCATAATAGGAGCCAATGGAATGGCATTTATATTCGGTGGTGTTGGTGGTGACCCTGGCATCATGCAAGTGTTTACAGGGTCAGGGACGATGGGCACGCTCACCTTCGGGCTAGGCGGCTGGACTAGCGGTGCGTCTGCACAGAACGCTGTGCTTACAGGTATTAGCGCCAGCACACAAGGTAACTACCAGTTCCTCCTTACAATGCGTAACTACACCTACGTTTACTTGTTTGGCGAGAAGATGGGTGATATGACTGTTACTGGCATAGGACTTAAGGAATGCCCGACTGGAACAACAAATGGTCTGACAAACGCTATCGCCTACTACAACACATACGCAATCTCTGTCACAGGAGCGCCCGTCGGGATCACCTTCGCAGGTTTCACCTTATGGGCATTCCTAGTTGGTGGGTCATTTGCTTACCTGGACCCTACAAATCGACTATCCCAATTCCAATTTAAGTTTAAGATTATCTCCCAATGATCAACCACGTGCGAACGCTGCTGCAGAATAGATCACATAAACACCCTAGCGACGAATTTGTACCACCTGATTTCACACCGATGGCGTGCCCGCCGGTTGTGCAGAAGATCAAGCGAATCCTCTGGGGTCGCACTCCTGTCAGTCAGTTACGTATCTGGCAGGTTATGCAGTTACTACATGCGTCAGAGTTAGAAGAGCACGTGCTTGCGACAGACGGCCGTGTAACTTACCTGCCGTTTGATGATAAGTACTTCGGGAAGGTGGACATAGATCTGACAGTCTTCATACCTGAGTTACAGACGACACTGACACCTGATGACGACATCGCACTGTTCGACGACCTGTCGATCGAACCCAATCGCACATTCTACGAGTTGTGGAAGAAACACGATCAAGTTCCATATAAACTAGGCGGGCTTATGCTGGCCGTCGTAGCTGCCACAGAAAGGGCACGTTAATGTCTTACGCCTCAATTGATTTCAACTTGTGGGCAGATATCGACGGCACTGTTGTCGAGCTGGTGCAGTTCGCTTGCAACTACGAAATGAATAACATTCCCAGCTGCACAGCTGTGCTTCCCGTCGGGTATACAGCTGTGTTTCCGCACTTGCCGTCAACCGCGCACGGTGCGACAGCGGGATTGCAGCTACAGGTCCCACTCACTGTTTGGGTCACATCCACCTTGGCCAGCAGCGACTCCGCAGGTATCTGGCCTGCAGGTACGTACAAACTATTCTGCGGTTGGGTTACGGGTGTAGGCTACCGCCGTACGCATACCGGCTACGCCATGACGATCGAAGGCACGCACTGGCTCTCAGCCTTATCCTTTGCATCGACACTGAGCTCTACAAGCCACCCGCATAACCCTGCGGATTTCATCTTCAACAGTCAGATCGAGATGGATGGGAGTGGTGGCTCGTTGACGCATCAAACTGTACGTACTGCCGCACAATCTGTCTGCACAGGCCCTAATATTCAGAAGGACCTCTGGGGTGACGCATTGAAGCCCTGGTTTGATGAGCTTGCGTGTAAAGATCGCATCAACATCTTGTATTTCCCCGCAGGGGATAAGAACGATAGTACGAAGTTTCAAGCCAAAGCTGCGTTAGACCTGATTAACGCGGGACCGGGTGCCCCTACATTACCATTTAATGTAGGCGGTGCTGACGCAAATCATGCTGCTCTGGCGATCGCTGACGATATTGCTGTGTCTACGCTAACGCCGTCCAACGCCGGTAATACCATGAACGCGATGGCACACACCACGTTCTGGGATAAGATCGTTGGCGAGCTGTCGGGGAAATACCACTTCAAATTAATACCATTTCCAGATAGGGCGTCGATCGTACCCTTTGTCCCTGGTCTGCGGGCTGAGTGGAACCCCGGCGGCGGCGCTGCCACGCTTCTCGCTAGAGATATGAGTCATCAAGACCTCAATTGTCACCTGCCACGCCCTATCCGCGGTGTAGGGTACTTCGCAGGACAAGGCGCGAAATCAGGCGGTAATCTGTCGCACAACGACAGCGTAACTAATGGTGACATGGGTGGGATGTACATCGGAAGAGATGACGGTATGGTGATCATTAAGCGAGCACCCAAGTATCTCTCTGAATACATGCTCCCCGTCGTATATTCGCGTAATGCAGCGGGACTCGCGGATGTGCGAGGTAACGCGTTCAACCACCCGGGGGTCGGCACTAAAGACGCTAACCCTAAGGACCCTGATGCTGTTAAGGGTGACCAGAAGATATTACTCGTTGAGCTCGCACACGCCACGTATGTGAATGAGTTACTCAGGCAGCGGTATGGTGATATTGTAGGAGCCGTGCGGTTCGACATCTCACCGGGGTCTACAATATCCTTCCAAGGCACAGAAGGTAGCTTACTTCCTACTGGCGGCGAGAAAAGGTACGGTGCGGTGATGCGTGTATCGCATTTCTTCGATGCACAGCACCAGCGGTGTCAGACAGGCTTCCGGCTGACCCATGTACGTACAGAAGCTGAGCATTACAGCGACAATTACACAGTTACAGCACATCCGCTATATAGCCAGGCGTTTGACGGTGACTACAATCTGTATCTCGGCGGCGCTTCTTGTCCGTCCATGATAGGTAGTTGTTAACAGGAGAAACCCATGCCAAAGAATATGCTAGAGCCTGACTACCAGTTGCCATATGACAATTGGGTAGCTGATCCATCCCCTACGAACACTGGGCAGCTGATTAAAGCTGTCAAACCGGTGCTGAGTTCAGCGGTGCGAGCGTACGGGGGTACGTCTGCCAGGAGCACGAACATTAAGTCACAGGCCAAGCGTATGGCTGCCGACGCCTTCAGTTCGTATGATCCAGCACGGGGCACATTGAAATCACACCTCATGTCACGCCTTCAGCGGTTACGCCGAGTGGCAGCCCAGCAGCGGCAGGTCATCCGTGTCCCAGAGCAGGTAGCTCTCGATCAGATGCGATCGGACGCTGCGACACGTGAATTGGAAGAGAGCCTGGGTTATCCTCCATCAGACCAGCAACTCGCGGATTACACGAATTTGTCGCTTAAACGCCTCGCATACATCAGAGGGAGTGAGCGCCCACTCGCGGAGAGTACGATTTCGCGTGGTGGCGAGGAGGGCCTTGGTGGCTACGATCCGCGGGTTCGATCGCTAGCAAAACCCGCAGACGCGTGGGAGGAGCTTATCTACGATGACATCGATGAGACTAACCAGTTCATTATGGAGCGTGTGCTCGGAATGCACGGACATCAGCCAACCAAGCCCAGTCAGGTGGCTGTGATGTTGAAAATTAGCCCTGCCGCCGTAAGCCATCGCATGGCCCAGATTCAAGCAAAACTGGACAAGCGAGAAGACTTGGGGATGATCTAATGCCACTAGCTGTTGACGCACAATTCACCATCTTAATGACGTCGATGTGCACGTTCTCGGACTCGATCGCGGATTATTATAAGGATGCCGGCACACAGCGGGTGTGGATGGTACCGACCGCTGTTGGCTGGTCCCTCGACTCCGTCGACCCGTCCGATATGAGCGACCCTTTCGATCGTATCGGACCTAATGGGCTGTACACGGCAGAGTATGATGGTACCGGTAGTGACGAGGTTCGAGGCATCATGGGATCACACATACAAATTGGTTACATGGGCATGATGGAGCGATCGTTTCGCGAGCGGCACAAAACACCTACCCGCGCCATGCTGCATGTCGCTGGCCGACGCATGGCTCACGGCGACACGGTAGATGGCGTACATAAGGCAGGTGTTGAAAACTACGTTACGGATTTATTCAACGCATGAGCACCGATATTACAGCATGGCAACTCGTTGATGACTTCATTATCCCGCAGTATGATGATGGACAGCTTGCTGAGGGTACTTTCGATGTCCTGCAGCGGGTGCTGATGATCTTGTTGTCCGAGACTGACAGTGCCAGGTATGCGTTTGATCGCGACGCTCAGCGGGCCTGTGCGTTTATGTCTGCTTGGCGGCAGGGTGACATCAGTAACGAAGCAGATGTGTTACGTATATTCTCACTCTGCCAGAGCCAAGTCAAAATGGCTATGGACAGCCAAGAGACAGATGAGGACCCACCAGAGAGGCAGTTCAAATCGCTGGAGATACTGCGGATTGTTGTGCAGCCAGGGACTGTGCAGCTGCGTTGCAAGTTAGAGACACAAGCAGACTCACTGCTATTCACGTTACCGATACCGATCTAGGAGATACGATGTACTGGCCGGGACTTGATGAGCTAGATGCAGAGCATGTGGAGTTTGCACACGCGATAATCCTGCAGATGATCGAAGAGAAGTGTCCTTCTTTGAACGCTGACCGCGGTGTCGTCGGGTCTTTGGTCACGGAGCTGCACGCCATCTTCCAAGGCTGCAGCATGCAAGCGATCGACAAGCTCCAGCACTCACTATGTGCCCGCGATGTTGCGGTAGACCCCAGCAGTGCACTCCCCGCAGCGGTCGACGCCTTGGCGTCTAACTTCCGGGTACACCGTAAGATTTCCAGAAAAGCCACAGGAACCATCACTGTCGTGCTTAATCGCGCGTCTGGTGATAGTTTTGGTACGAATACCAAGTTTCGCGCGAACGGGCAGTTCTTTTACGTGACACAGAAGGTTATCGTTAAGCCACAGGTCCGCGGACCGCATGATGTCGCGGCGGTACAGCTTGAAGCAGGCACATACAGCGTACAAATCCCAGTAATTGCCAATGAAGTGCACCCAGCCGCCATGCTGCATCGTTTTGACAAGCTGGTGCCCTTGATACGCCCGCCGGGCTTCGTCGACGCGTATGCGACAGCTGATTTTGTCGGCGGTGTGACTCCCCAATCAAATAAGCAACTCGTTGACCAGTTTAGAGTTAGCCTCGCTACCCCTGGATTTTCCAACGTAGATTGCATTAAGGCACTTGTACATCAGAGTGGCGTCGACGTTTCGGATATTGCGGTTATCGGAGCTCGTGATGACGAGATGACCCGCGACCATAACGCTGATGGCGTGTCTGTCGGTGGTTGCCTGGACATTTACATCCGGATCGACGGGCCTTGGGCTCGCCACATCGCTGACATCCAGGAATATCTGGATAATCCAGATGTGAGACAGCCCGGGCTAAGTGTGAAAGTCATGGCAGCCACTCCCGTGCAGGTCGACGTACAGGTGAAGGCCAAAGGCTTCGCTGACCATGACGCCATTCACGAAAACCTAGCTAAATATGTGAATGGATTACCCATTGGCACGCCACCCACGCAGTTCCAACTGGTCCGGGCGGTGCAAGACATAGATGGTGTTGAAGATGTGTCATTCGAGATGGCCAACGCCTTCGATAAGACGTGTGCAGCCTACTTAAACCGTGATATTCTGATCAAATTGCAGTGACCATGTACAAATACCCTGAACTCACCCGCGATGACCCTGCGCACGTCCTTGGCTTGCTCGGATCACTCTGGACCCTCTATTATGGGGGGCGCGCCCCCCTTCTTGCGCTCGTGCAGGCTAATTTAGAGTTAATTAAGCAAAGTAAGCAGAACCTGGACGAAGCAGCCGCGTGCGCGAGCCGCTTTACAGTCCCCCTTGCACATACCGAGGTTTGGACCCTATTTCAGCTCAAAGGCTCTGAATGCACCGAGAAATCGTTCCCAGCCCCGCCTGGACTGCTAAGTATGCCTGTGATGATGAATCGGATGACCGACGCCACGCTGATGCTGCAGGAGGGGATCGATTACCGCTTAAACGCTAATCGTCTAGAGTTCGCTAAAGACCCCTTTGAAGACGACAGAATCCCACAAATGGACGATACAGTGTACCTCTGGGGCTTCCGAGGCCTGTTTAATCGCAAATACGTCGATCGATCGATCAGTCACGCCATGAACGTCGTTATTTCGGATGCAACGCAGAAGAGATACCGCGATACCACCAACGCTATCACAAATTGTGCTGTCGGTGGCACCACAATCACTAATTTGACCGCTGTTTTGGCCACATACCTGGATATTCCGCTGGCTGACGGTGAGGAGGTCATAGAGGGCGTCGGAGAGGACCGCAGGGGGCGTTTCCTGATGACATCGCGGCACATAAGGCGGATGACGCCTGAAACCGTAGTAAGCCTCAAAACAGGCTCTCAGCCGCCCGCAGGGACGCCATTATTCGATTGTTTCCGTATTTTGGACGATTCTGAGCTCCCAACTACTAATTCGTCACAAATTAGTAGTAAATTAGTAGTTGAGCTCGCATCGCCACTGGTTACAGACGAATTGCAAGCAATACTGCACCGCGTGGTGCCCCCGCAGATAGGATTGGCGTTCGTATCGCCTGAGGAATAATGGTCAACCTAGAGTCCTGCTCACACTCAGAATTTTCCTACGACTGGAAAAGCCCCACCCCTGGCGATTCCAGCCTTAGTTTCCCCAATGGCGAGTGCTCATTCTGGAAATGGTGCCCATGTTGGCCGTACGAGTGGGATATATGCTCACGATCGTCCTCATCCTGTCCGATGGAGGACGTGACGAACGAAGGCTGCGACAGGGACGGTGCGTGGTACAACGTGTGCGGCGACGCGTGTCTCGGACCTCCGGGCTACGCAGGTACATTCTTTGGCGAAATGTCGATGATATGCCGCTGCCCGAACACGCAGCATAACTCTAGCTCGTCATTGGTTCCCGATGACGGCGGAAGTTACTCTTGCCCTGTAGATTTCCCTGTGGGTGCCCCCTTTCCGTGGGATATGCACCGCTATCCCACTGTAAACCAAGCAGAACAGGTGCCGCAGTACATTTTTCCGCCAGAACCGTGGGGCGAAGGCTCAAAAGGCTACTGGACGTGGTGTGCGAACGACGATAATGACGAGGCGACGTATGTCGGTATGGGGCGATGCTTCCGCGCGTACGACCCCAATCGCGAAGAACCTTGCGACATCATCGACACGTATTGCCGTGACGGTATGCTTGGCGGGAAACCAAAATACAGCAGCAGTAACGGTTGCTGGTGCGTGTGGTGGAACGGGTATTACTGGGTACTGTCTGCAGTGTGTAACGTAGCGTCGGGGGATGTCTGGATACTGGCACCAGAGAACGAAGACTGCCCGCTGGGCGAGTACACGCCACTCTCTGGTGACGCAGAAGGCAATATCCTGCTAACACCCGACTGCGAAGATACAGATAAGTCGTTGACAGACTACGGCACAGGTAAATGGGTGTTCCGCGGCGGGCAGGAGCAACTAGGCCCGCCAAGTGATTATGGTGTGGATGGCCGCTTTTACGGTGAGACAATCGCAGTAGGTTACTGCTGTGGCTCGTCCAGCTCACTGAAGGATGACTCAGAGTCATTTTCCTCGTCCAGTTTAAGCACATCCTGCTCGATGCCTGCTTATCCTTGGTTTGGCTGGGACGATAACCTTGAAGTATACCAAGCACCTGATAACGGTATTGTGGGCCTAGGTACTGGTGGCGAGGGTTGCGAGATACCTTACGGGTGTGCTGCGTGGTTGTGGTGCCAATGTAGCGACGGCCGGGCAAATAACTGTGCCACACACAACACGGTGCCCTACACAGACCCAGGACGGTGGAAGCTCAACGAAGATTACGACATCATCGTCGAACCACAACAGCTGGCACACGGCGCCCCGCCAATACTCGGACGATTCTTTGGTGAGATCTTGTGGTACTGCCCGTGCGATCACAGCGAGTCATCGCCATCTGTACCAATTAACTCGTCATCTTGTGGTGCTTTTGGCGGCTGTTCGATCGCCGATACCTTCACTGACGAGGACGATACCAGCATCCTCGACCATACGATGGACTCAGGGCACTCCTGGACAGCCGTCGAAGACCAAGCTGCGTTTATCGTAGGTAGCCGACTAGATATTGAATCAGGTGCTTTCCCGTCGCTGCATGATCACGGGTACTGGGTAGATTGTGGCAGCACTGTGCATGAGGTTTCAGGTGAGTTCGTGCTGAATGGCTGGCTGGTTGGGTTGATCGTGCGAGGCACAGGCACTAGGCCTGATTTTATAGCTGTGCACACAGAAGTAACCCAAGATGAAATTTGTGTCTCTTCTGTGTCAGATGGCGGTGGTTACCTTGTTTACACCAATATCTACACCTACTCAATGTCGCTGAGTGCTGAACAATCGCTTAGCCTTCGTTGCCGCGTATGTAAGCATAGAATCAAGGTCTGGGCGGATGGCGACCTGGTGATTAATGAACCCACTACGCCGGCCATGTTCCCAGATACGGGCACATGGGTGGGTATAGCCCACGATTGGAGCTCTGGTATTAATTGCTACGCCGACAACTTCTTCTGCAAAATCGGGTGTGAGGATTACTAGCACCGGACCCTAGCACCCAGTAGACTGAGCTCTACGCTCATAGCCTTGCTTATCATGATTGGATTTTGTTCATGGGATCAAATTCTCCCACACAGTTGTGCCTCCGTCTAGGATGTGCTCCTGGCGATATTACCTGCCTGTCTGCTTTGCCACGAGACATTGCCGCCACCTACCCAGGTAAGTATGAAATCCACATGGCGACGAACTGCAAGACGCTATGGGACCATAACCCGCACGTAGCGAGCAGTCATGCAAGAGATAGTCCGCCGCGGGGTATGCAACAGATCAAAGTGGAGTACGGGAAGTACATCGCCCAAGCTAACAAGCTAAAGCTGCACTTCGTCACAGCCTTTCACCGAGAGTTCCAGGCGAAGACAGGCGTGGCGGTCCCAGTGCTACATAGCAAGGGTGACCTGCACTTACCGCCAGACAAGATGATCAAACCGCCAATCAGCGGACGTTACTGGGTTATTGTCCCAGGCCATAAGTCAGACTTCACAACTAAAGCATGGTCAATGACGCGGTGGCAGCAGCTTGTCGACAAACTGCAGGATAAAGGCATACGTGTTGTGCAGGTGGGTGCTGATCACGGCGGGAACACCAACCCCATGCTAGATGGCGTCCTGAATCTTGTGGGTAAGACGAACCTGAGAGACGCACTGTGGTTGATTAAACATGCCGAAGGTGTCATTTGCCCAATTACCTTCTTCATGCACGCTGCCGCGGCGTTTGATAAGCCATGCATCTGCATCGCCGGCGGACGTGAGCATTGGTGGTGGGAGGCATACGTCAATGTCGAGGGCACTGAGATCTTCGGCCCATATGCTCAGCCTGTTGTCATGCCACATCGCTACCTGCACACACAGGGCCAGCTAGATTGCTGTATCGATCGAGGCTGCTGGAAGAACAAGGTGCTCTCAAGCGAGCCAGACAAAAACAAATCGTATTGTAGATACCCAGAAGGTGACGACTACGGGCAGCAGATCCCCAGATGCCTGAAAATGATCACCGTTGACCACGTAGTGGAGGCTGTCATGAGCTATTACAAAGGTGGTGACTTACCACCAATCGGAAAACCAGGTGAGATTGTGATTCCCGACACCGCGGCACCTCCGCGGCGGGTACTGGCCAACAAAGCAGTAGACCTATTTGCACCGGTCGGTGAGATTCTAGGTGCTGCCGACGACGTACCGACAGAAGCCAGCGTCCCTGAGCTCATCGAGGCGTTCGAAGGCGAGCAGAAGAAGCAAGCGAGCGGACCCAAACCTATCTCTGAGGATCCCTTTGACCACCCAATCATCGGTGGTTCCATGACCATCTGCATCCTTATGTATGGTGACTACCCTGATATGCACCGGGCATGCCTTGGATCGATCCTCAAGACCACATCACCCCAGCGACGCGAGATTCGTATCGTCACCAACCAACTAGCGCTACCAACACGGGGCTGGCTGGATGGGCTCAAGGCTGAGGGTTCAATCCACACGCTGATCCACAATGATGACAACATCAAGAAGTACCCAGCAATGCGACAGTTGTTCTGGGACGAGGAAAACCCAATAACAACCAAATGGATCACGTGGTTCGACGATGACTCGATCGCTAACCGTGATCCGCAGTGGTATCAGCACTTGGCACAGAAGATCATTGCTGACTACGGTAAGAAAGCCCGTATGGTCGGCGACCTGCGGTTCTGGACGATGAATCAAGCACAGCTAGCGTGGGCGAGGACACGGCCGTGGTGGACTGACAGGCATCTGCAAACCAAGCAGAAGACAGAGGCAGCCAGTGGCCAGCACATCTTCTTCGCGGCAGGGGGCTTCTGGGCGATCGAGACAGAGGCTATGCGGGAAGCCCAGATACCTGACCCGCAAATCGGACATAACGGTGGCGACTACATGGTGGCCCTCCAATTATGGCAGCAAGGCTATCGGACAGCCGCCTGGAACCACAATAAGAAGCACGTATTCACATCCAGTGTGGGCCGTCGCGGCTTAAATGAAATGCACACCGGTATGGCTGGTTGGAAACCTGGTGGTGTTCCTAAGAACAAACGCGCTGCTGTATAATGTTCGAAACTCCCTAGTTCCTGCCAAGGAGGTCGAGGAATGCCACTAGTATCATCATCCAGCTTTAGCTGTGCCGACGAAATCTGGTTAAGGATGAAACCTTACTTCCAGCGTGACTACACCGTAGGTACGTCTGTAGGCTTCCGCCTCAAGATAGTGGTTGAAGACTCCTGCGGTATCGATCGGGAAGTCTTCCGGTACTACCAGAAGCCTTTGAACCTGGAGGGCGTCCTTGAGAGTGTATTCTCTGGGGTATGCTCCTGGCCCGACCTCGTCGAGCTCCCTATCACCGAGCCTGAGTTCGATACCAGTCCTGCGGGGTTCAGGACCCGCGAGATCGACATGATCGTGGATAGTGAGTCCATGGCTAACGCGATCTGGACGCTTATCAAGACACAGACAGACGAACTGGTACAGACGGTGAAGGACGGGCAATTGCTGGAAGCAGCAGCTGCTTATACTTCAACATCTATCTAGAGGTAACCCATGGCACGAATCGTATTACTATCGCACAACGTGATTGATCGTATGGTCAGTGATGTATCGTTCCATGAGTTCGCTGTGGCTGCTAACCCGCCCAGGCTCAAGAAGGCTATCGTCGTGGCCCGCACAGGCGGGTGCGGCGGTTGTCGGCGTAATAAGCGTAAGGCTGTGGCAAAGTCGCAGAAAGCGATCGGCGCAGTAGATTACAACGCATTCAAGCAGCAAGTCATAGCGTTACCGCCAGACCAGCTCGCAGCACTCAAAGACAAGCTACAATGCACAGGCATCAAAGTGCAGGTCAGCGACCAACGCAAGACTATCCAGCGTAGCGTTATCTAGCCTCCGCCATCGTGAAGAATGGCGTCTTTTCGGGCATTATAATATGAGCGTCGTTTAGTTCACGACGCGTGGTCTTAAGTTAGACCATAAGGAGCCCGACCCCCATGGAGGTATGCTATGTCGTCGGAAAATCCAGAAAGTCTGGGATCCATGTACGGACTTCACCTCGAACCCCACCCGCAAGTTTCGCGAGAGTGTGAAGCGTTCGAAGTTCAAACCGATCGTGCGAAGTGCCTTATGTGCAACGCATTGGTGTCTAAGGGACTATACCCAGGACACGACGATCTGATTGAACAACCTGCCGTACAGGGATTAATCACGGAGTTATTCTTAGAGTTGAGCACGGAGCTCGACAACACTGTTGCTATCGCATGTCCATTTCCGAAGGAGGAAATATGCACATTACTGAAAATACAGCCGCGGCTGTAACGCTCTGCCGGGCTTGTCGTACTGAGACTACTCCCGGGTCTCCATCCATCCAATCACCTGACGGTGCGGGATGGGCGTGTAGTCAAGAATGCTCGAATAAATTAGAGGATGAGCACCTTGACGCACAGAATGCTGTCAAAGCAGTATTCGATGGTATCATTGACGGGATGTAAACTCGTCGCTACCGGGTGATTTATCGTTGAAAAACGACACATTATCCGGCATTATAAAGTGGTCGGACTTACTGCTGGTAAGTTGTGACATAGCCCCACGATACCCCTGTGTTTTTCTCCTTTATCACAGGGGTAGAGTGGGCATTTGGGAGTGTGGACCACACACGCTTCATACCAAGTTGTGTGGGGATCCTGGGTTCAAACCAGCACTCCCGCCTATTCCGCGGCATCGTATCAATTGCTCGGAATCATGGGATGGCGGTAACGTCGTAGTCTGTGTCAACTACATTGATGCGGATATCCCATCGGGACCTAACGGACCCATGCTTACGTCGATGGGAACGTCGACGTAAGTCTTTAGGTGCGCTCGTAGTAACTCTTCAATACGCCGTGCATTGATACGGAGATCCAGGTGGAAGTCCTGGGCGCACAGCTTTAACCAACCCCTGAAGGAAAGGAGACCACCTGTCAGTAGTCTCTTTTTTTAGAGCGTCACCCAGCTTGTAGTTGGGTGACGCTTGTTCTTTTCTCAATACCTGGCCGGCCGGTCCGGCACCCGCGAGGGTACTCGTCATGAGTGGGGTTCGTTACTCCGGACTCCGGGGAGGGTCGCAGGCGCCGCCCGTAGCGACATAGACAGGATCAACACCTGTAATGGAGTAACACTTTTCTACAAGCGTGTCCCGTTCGGGGTTCGTGGGGTTCGGTCCCCAGCACGTTTCTGAGATGCCGTCGTGACAACGTCCAGTCAACTGCCGCTTGCGTGCGGTTGTTTGCCTTGAGACTGCAAGCCAGCCTAGCTCGCTTGCTCATGATCTCGCCGGGCGACGGCGTCTCTTTTTGTTTTTCAGGAGCCCTCGAAAGGGCTTTAGGTTCTCTCTTACGATATTGGAGGTATGCCATGTATCGTCGAAGTTGGATGGTCCCCCTATTAGTGGGACTCGCATTCACTGCACAAGCTGCAGTGGTAAGTTACGTACCAGACGTTGGTACGCGGTTTTGGTCGGTCTTCACACCTGGGCTGGTCTGTGCAGTTTCTGTTTGGTTCGTCTGGGGGCGAGGCTACCAGAAAGAGCTGAAAAAGATTAGCCCTAGGGACCTGCCTGCTCCTGGTGAGAAAGCAGGCCCCAAGGAGAAGATGACAATCAGCGTTATCGCCACAGGCACACCGGGTGCTGCAGATGGCGGTATCAATGATTTTCTTCAGCGCATGGCAGTGCTGGACCAGATGCTGTTGATGCTCAACAGATATGGCCCAGGGACTCCTGCGAACTATGGCGGCATGGTAGCCGCACTCGAGCTGGAGAAGAACAGGACTGGCGTTCTGGAGACAGAACGCGATCAGCTTCGCGGGCAACTTACCACGTTAAAGGCCCTGGCCGAGAAACGTGTAGAAGTCAAAGCCCTCGAAGAACGGGTTAAGAATCCGCAACCAACGGCTAAAGCATCGCCAGGGTTTCCGCGATGTGTGTTCGATAGCGAGGGGAAGCGACGCCGTAAAACGTGCGACCTTTGTGGTAGCACAGGGCGTTATACCGTTCGCGTCGAGAACGCGGTGCTCGCGAAAGGCGAAGCACCACAGACACTAAACGTATGCACAGGGAGGACAGATAAGTTGTCCCCGTGTGAACGGGAAGTGGCTGCTCTCTCGGAAACCGCGCCGGCAGATGGAGCCAGCAATACCACAACAGAAGCCATGACGGCTTCGACCTAGCCTTGCACAGATCTTGGGATCTAGCGATGCATTTTTTGCATTACTAGTCCAAGATCTGCGCGAAAAGTTAAGGTGGGCCATTCGGTCTACCTTTTCTTACCTATTGAAAACAATCACCTATGGGACTACCATAGATCACGATACTCGCTATTCATTTACCACACTCTGGAACACGTTAAATGCACATCAATACAGAAAAAAGCGGTGTCATCTCTGGCATCGGGATGAACAAACTCAAGGTAGCAGTCGATGGCGACACTGTTGAAGAGGTCAACGGCCCAGACGCCAAGCGGCTCGCTACAGAGGAAGCAGGCAGGCAAGGATTCGCTGGTGGGGGTTTCTGCGAAGTCCCACAAGCAGGTCCAGTCGGCCCAGATGGTGCCATGCTCGATGGTGCTGATGCCCTTGACCCTAACCTCGGCGTCCGAGGCTATCGCGTAGAATTTGTCTTCGCTCAACGCGCATGATCAAACTAACGCTCGAACAGGCCGTCAGACAGAACCAGTTCCTCAGTCAGAGGATGCTGGTAGTGCAATCACTTCTGAGCTCGCTCGGGAGTGAAGGTACTAACGCAAAAGGGTTATCCCCGGACATGCTGTTATCTTTTCCAAGAGCTGCCATACTCTGGGAGTTTGCCGCTGTTGTGGCTCGCGGGATTATACCGCAAGATGCTATGATAGTAGTGATTCAGATGTTCCAGAAGGAGCTGATAGATAAAGCAATGTACTGGGAGAAGACGATCGAGGAGCATCCTGAGGATCCCAAACTAGTGCCTCAGGTCCTCGCGGTACATGATCGGAAGCTCATACACATCGCCGGTGAGACGAAGTTCTACGACGTGCAGCACTGCAACCTCATCGAAGAGTCGCCAAAGGTTTTTGAAGGTGTGTCTTACAATCTGGCAGTTCCGGTACAGCTGGAATGGCTGAAGATTCAACAGGAGAGCAAGGATGCCGCTGACCGCCAAAGTCCGAGAAACACTCCTGGATCCCCACACCCCAGCGACAGTGCTGCTGGTATTAGCCGTCGACCTGCTGGGGCCGGAGGTGCTGGAGTGGGACCCCCAAACAATCCGTATGGAGCTCGAGGAGGTCGCAGCCTCAAAGATCTCCAGCAGCACCTTAAACAGAACGATGGCAGCGATCGAGTTGGTGACAACTAACGGCTTCTATCGTGACCTACCTACCTTCATCCGTCTGTGCAACGTGCTCTACAACGGCACGATGGACTTGGAAACGTTTGATCCCGCCGACGCTGGCGAGATCGCGTGGGGCGTAACGGAATCGCTCCTCATATGGCCGCCTGATCCTCAGGACGAGGAACCTTTTGACCAGAAGATCGCTACATATATCGGATACGCCCTCAAGGATGAAGGTATAATGCAGCCACCTGATGTGCTGCAGCTCGGTATCTTACCCAGCGATGTATGGGCTAAAGTTCAGGCGGCATTTTCTGATGATCCTCAAATGTTTCGCATGATCCACGATGTGGAGAAGGCCAAGACAGATGAGATCAATGCGATGGTAAAGCAAAGGCTTGCCGTCATTCTTCACACACTGGACGAGATACCTCTCGATACCGGTGATGCCAAGGATTCAGTTCGGACGATGCTTGGCGCTCTCAAGAGGACCGAACAGAAAAGTGATGAACTCAAACCAGTAAATCATGCCTAGAACTTTACGAGGCACTGGAAGAGACTACACGTCAACCCCTCCGTATCCACACTCTGCGGCAAGTTATGCACAGCAGGTACAGGCGTCACAACCGCTAGAGACACGCGAATATCGGGATACAGCGTTTGTGGAGGAGGATATACCGTTGCCTTTCCAGATCGTACAACGAATTACACCGCCGCTGCTTAGCGTGGTGTGGATACGGCGAGTTGACCGTATCAATACACACATCTCGAACATACGTATGTTCGAAGGTGATTACCATGACTTACGTGATGGTTACATCGGGGGCCGCGCTGGCTCAATCTTTCTCGTATGTACGCAACCAAGCGCAGCACCAGATCTGGTGCACGCGTACATACTGCTCCCTGATGGTTTATGGTGCAACACAGGTATGCTGCCAATCGCGAGGCAGCCAGGATGGCACCAGCTAGTACGCCCGCACATCGCCAGTTGGACATGCTTATCGCGTGTCCAGCGGGTGGTTCAAGCAGGCACACTTATGCAGAACGTCCTCACCAACGAGCTACACGCCCTAGGTGAAGACGCTGATCGAGAACACACAGAACCTGTCGAGGCCGCGCTCGATCATGTGCGTCGTGTCATTAACGTGGTTACCAATCAAACTGTAGATCTGACGCCAAGTGCTATTAGGCGGTCATTTAATAACTGGGTAACAGAGACGATGCGTGCGACAGACTCGACCAGTGACCAGGTGAATATCGCTCTGGAGCATATGCTTAACGTCCCACAACCGACAGTAGCTAAAGATCTGACTGACGGTATATGGGCGTTACAGCGACTGCACCGCGATACCGCAAAGCAACCAGTTGAAGGCATCAATGACTTCCCGCAATTGCGTGCAGCGTTGCGGCGTATCCAGGCTGCAATGGAGCGAGAAGAATTCCTACGAGAGTGGCAATACACCGCAGTCCGACGCATCGGAATGCGAAAGAAAGCCCGACAGGCTTCTACCGACAGAACACTTACAGAGCTTTTAGCTGACTATAAGTGTGACAAGGTGGAGCCTTACTTAAGAGCTAACTACGCATGGCACTGCACCAACAGAGGTGCAATGGAACGCGTAGTTCAGCAAGCGATATCACTTGCAAATTTGCATATGACTCGAGACGAAGGTGAAGCCCTTCGCAGTACAGACAATCGTCAGAAACGACATATAAAACTTGGAAGGAAGCGAGATGGCAACTAGCTTTTCTCAACGTCTTATGGACAAGATTGACTCAGGTTCAAGCATAATCTGGATCTATCTCACCGGCGATGAAGGCCGGGCGGAACGACAGCTCAAAGAAATCACCAAACAATACGCCATAGCATCAGACACCCCAATCGGGTTCGAGCATTGGAACTGTGTTGCAGGTGCCAGCTGGCAAGCAAAGCTCAAGGATCCTGCAGCAGCGATGCTGGAGATCAGAGATAAGCTCGCAGGTAATGTGCTCGTCCTGATGAAGGACCTGGCCACATACCTTAACGGCCAAGGTGCAAAGAACCTTGAGCTACGACGATGCCTGGCAGAGCTCTGCTGTGCCAACGCACTGTCGAATAACTCGCGAACACGACCAATCGTGATCCTCGCGACAACACCTACGCCACACCCAGACATCGCGGAATACTGCGACGTCATCGACTTCGACCTGCCTAAGTACCCAGAAATGCGTGAAGACGTGGTTGACTTCATCGTCAACTCGGCCCAAACGAACAATAAAGGGAACACAAAGGCCAGTGCTGAAGACGACGAGCTGCTTGAGCGTATTACTCGAGCACTCCTGGGAACCACGGCAGAAGAAGCACAACGCATCTTCGCCTTCGCCATCACTACGGTGGGGGAGATCTCGGAAGACGTATTGGAAATCATCGCGGCTGAAAAGGCCAAGGTCATCCGTAAGGTTGAAGGGCTGCGGTTCATCCCGCACTCCAAGATCCCTGAGGAGACAGCGATTGGCGGTTTCTCGTATTTCTTACCTTGGTTGAAGAAGCGAGCAAGAGCGTATTCGCGGCACGCACAGTCTGTCGGCTTGGAGCTACCTCGTGGTTCTGTGCTAATCGGGCCTCCGGGCACGGGTAAGACAATGGTAGCTAAGTCTGCGGCGAAGATGCTCGGGCTGGACTTGATCATCATGGATATCGGTAGCATGTTCGACAAATACGTCGGCGGCTCCGAAGCCAAGATCAGAACAGCCCTGCAAACCGTAGCGGCTATGCCCAACGCCCTGCTGATGGTGGATAGATTCTGTCCCACAGGTCGGTGACGGCCTGTAGCAAAGCCCTTTAATTGCAAGAAACTCCTATTCGTAATACCAATACGAAGGACAATTTGCAGCCAAACCGCAGTATGCCCTGCGGAAGGTTCAGAGACTAGGCGAAAGCCGTAGGACCCAAGCGGGTTCGAAACAGGGGCCTTGTCAAACGTACGATTGTGATGTAGGTTAGAAAAGGTTTTTCTAACGTATATCAGGAGGTTAGTTTATGTGGAGTCGCAAATTTGATCGTTGTATCGAGTGCAAGCGTGACGAAATTCCACACATGGCCAAAGGGCTGTGTGGTCGCTGCTATATGCAACAGTACGTGGCTGATAACCGCGAAACTGTTGCGAAATATAAGCGAGATTGGTATTTTGCGCATCACGAAGAGCAACTAGCTGCTCGTAAGATCACCAGAGAGCAAATACACTTTTCTGGTATGCGGGAAGCAGCTATACGTGTTGCGTATCGTAAATGTCAACGATGCGGCAGCGATCAACAACTATGTGTGCACCATAAAGATCGGAACGGTCGCGGATGCGATCAGCCCGATAACACACTTGATAACCTGGAAGTACTATGCCGACGGTGCCATATCAATGAGCATCGTGCAGAATTAGTAGCAAGCAGGCGGCAAAGTGACACACCTAAACTAAACAAGCACGGTACGTGGAGTATCAAACATGACGCATGCACAGAGTGTGCGTCTAATTGCTACGCCCATGCAGCCAAAGGGCTGTGTACTCGATGCTATCAGCGTGCTAAGACAAGATGACATAGTCCGGACTTGCAGGTAACTGTAAGAGTGCCACCGGAAGCGGGTGGTGCGTAACATATTCGGAAATTGACAAAGCGTTCGCGGGTGCTCACGAAGGCCAGTCCACCGACTCTGGTGTGGCTTCTCGCGTCCTGAGTTACTTCCTGAACTGGCTCAGTGAGCGAGACATGGGCAGTGAAACAGATAACCGTGTGTTCGTCATGGTGACGATGAACCGCACAGCAGGTGTCGACTCGGCTATGCTACGTAGTGGCCGATTTGATCGGGTATGGTCTACTGACCTCCCAGACAAGGATGAACGTATGCAGATCCTCAAGATCCACATGACCAAACGTGGACTGGATGCCGAGAGTTATGGCAAGACGCTCGGGAAGGTAGTCAGCGCTACCGATACGTTCACTGGTGCAGAGCTTGAAGAGATCGTTATCTCTGCACGTAACGACGCCTACGACGAGCGTATGACACGCTATGAAGAAGGCGGTAAGAAAGGCGAGGCACCTGGTGTCGAAGCCATCCGTCCTACTATTGAAGAGCTCTTGAGTGCAGCAGGTGAAATCACCCCTGTGGCTCAGCTCGATCAAGAGGACATTGCTGCTATCAGAAAGTTCTGCCAGGAAAACACATACCCTGTTAACGGGGAACGTGTGCAGAGTACCAAACGTAGTCGGTCCCCCCGCAAGGTCGCAACTGGGCGAGCCAAGACGGGCTCCGACGTTTCAAACAACTAGGAGAGTCACGTGAGTCATATCACAAAACGTAAGTCGTCGATGAAGAACGAAGAGACCATCAAGAAGGCCGTAGCGCGAATCAAGGGGGCTTCGTACGAAGGCCTTGGTTCGACTCGGACCTACAACAATGGTTCGATTCGTGGTCACCTTGTACAGCTACCCGGCTGGAAATACAAACTCGCCATTGACCCCGCCACAGGGGAATGCGTGTTTGACAACTACAACGGGAGCTGGGGCAAGGACGAGCACCTCGACGCATTGAAGCAGGGCTACGCTGTGGAAGCAGCCAAGGCTAAGGCCGAAGAAGAAGGCCACGAGTTCATCGAAGAGATGCAGGAAAACGGCTCGATCAAGTGTGTCATCCCCTTGGGCGGTGGCGGTTACGAAATGGGTGGCGACGGTGGCGGAGACGGCTACGACGTCTAAGTTCCTCGTCAATTTTGTTCAGCGAAACAAGTTTGGAGTAAGAAAACCATGAGCACTGCTCAACACACAGGCCCTCGCATTGAGATCCTGGTCGACAAGAAGGGCAATCCCACCGTAAGCGCACCAGGCGTCGGTGGTGGAGATTGTAAGATCAAATCAGCGGGCTATGAGTCGCTGTTTGGCGATGTTATCGAGACCCAGGCCACGTCGGAAGCATTTGAAGACGAGCCCGAGATCGAAATCAAGATGGAGCAAGACAATAGCTAAGTCAGTTGCTATCGTCATAGACGCAGACGGAACCGCTCGGAGCCTCGTAGATGAGGCCTCCGAGCGGATCTGCTCTGAGATTGGCCCGAAGATTAGTACGCGACGGGCCTCTCATGTAGAGAGTTGGTGGGACCTAACACCTAACGTCAGACGGTGGATTAAAGACAATCTACTCGACGGCGACTGCAGTAAGGTCGATACCAACGCATTCTGGGCAGACATGCTGCCCGTCGGCGGACCCGTTCTCGGGCCGTATGTTAATTACAAAGAGGCCATCGACGCTGAGGTCGCATGGCTGCACGAGCACAATATCCCCGGAGCCTAGTCATGGATCCGGACGGTATCAGTAATGACTTCAGTTGGTTCGCCATCGCAGTCGTTGGAGTGCTGATCGCTAAGTTCCTGACAACACTACCCATGTAACTTCAGATAATCGACGGCGCGGCTGAGGGTGTCGGCATTGTCTTTGGCGTAGCCGAGTACCAAATTACAGGCACGGCAAAGCAGTCCTCGCACTTCGTTACGGTCGTGGCAGTGGTCAACAGCTAGGAGTGTAGTCTGGATTTTTGGCTAACCAGTTAGCCGTGGCTTGCTTACTTTCTGCCCGTTTTTTGCGGGGGATAGTCTATCCCGGCGACGCCGGTGGGCTTTACTCGCACACTCACGACAAGGACTATACGGCTTGCCGGTAGTTTTACGAGTATAGAAATCTGCGATCGGTTTATCCGTGTCGCATTTACTGCAGTATTTAGTAGCCATGGGATCTCCTTATGGTTACATTCCAATTAACCAAGTAAATCAGGCAGAGGCAGTAATGTCAAGTAATATACCGCCAGAAGAAGACTTGCTGGATGCTATCACGAAGAACGTGTTCCTCGTGATGTTACGGTGCAGTTGGCCCAAGATGTCTTATCAAATCGCTGATGCGATTGTGGAGATCAAGGTCGACGGCGAGGAGAAGAAAGAAGTTGATGCAGAGTTCCGCACCAAACCCCAATGGCAGTTGATGCCGGCGGCGTGGCGGAGCAAACTGACCAACCTTGAAGGACGTGCACGGTCATTACTGTCCGCTGCGTCCATCCAGTTCGCTGCGAGGGGCATGTCTGTATTGCCCATCGCGAGAGCTGGAGAGATCTTCGCAGGCCTTCGGGCCTTACGTACGGAGCTTGAAGGCTACCGTGACGAGTTTGTCCAAGACTATGAGGGCATCCTCGTGAGGCTTGAAGAGAGCCTGGATGGTGATCTGTTCGAGAAGGTACAGGGCAAGCTCCCTGCCGTCGAGACGGTTGCCAGTAAGTTCAGCCTGGTTTGGGCTATCATCCCAGCAGGTGGCAAGCAGAGCGTCTCTGAAACTGAGCTGGGCCAACTGCAGGATGTACTCAACCACGCTATCCAAATGGATCTGCAGCTTGACGACACCGATCCCGCTGTCAGTCACTCAATAGCGAGGGCTGGGCAGGTATTGGATAACATGCGAGCACGTAGCGAGCAACAGTCCAGGACGATCGATGACGATGAGGCTTCTGAGCTCGTACAGGAGGCCCAGCAGCAGATGCGTTCCTTTACGAACGACATGCTGGAAGACATGGCTCGCGAACCTCGCAGGGTCCTTGTCGATGCAGCTGATAACCTGCTGGAAGCATTGAAGAATCCCGATCGGATCATCCGAAGCGGCACTATCAACCAAGTACGTGATGCATTTCAGATGCTTGAGGGCTTTAAGTTCCTCGCTGGCGATCAACTGCTTGCACGTATGCGTGAGTGCCGCGCAAGTCTTGAAGATATGACGCCTCGCACGCTGAACTCCAACGCTGAGATCGGGGCCCAACTGGCTGCCGGGCTCACAGGGGTCAGAGAAGAGGCTGCTGATACGCGTGCTGCAGCGACAGCTATGCGACAATTCCGAGGCATCAAGCTGCGGGACAAGTCAAAAACCAAACGGCAGCCCACGGCTGTCTAAGGAGGTAACGATGGGTGATTACCACCAGAATAAGCGATTAAAGGCGGATCGCGATGCGGCGGCAGCACTACACGAACAACAGTACCAAGAGATGTGGCAGTTTGTTCTGTGGTGTGCAGAAGGGGAACAACCCCGTGACGTGGTTGAGCAGGCAGATCGACTTATACGCAAGATAAAGGCGAAAACCAATGAGTCGGCAAAGTGATGGAATCTCGTGGACATTCAAAAACGGGAAGAAGTTTCCTGCAGGAAGTTCACGCTCACGCGGGGTATCGCCCCGCAAGGTCATGGAGTCTACGAGCTCCAATGGCCTTACTAAGTATCTGACGATTCTTTGGAACGATGGCGTCATCACCTGCGACAGTCGCGGGCTAAGCAGACTGATCACTGGGTGTACGTTGCAGCCAGGGTCATTGCCTATAACACAATGGGAGGTACCGATGCCGGGACCAGTATGTGTACCGTGTAAACAAGAGATGCGATGCGCCAACAGTGACGCTATGGTGAATGACCCTGCAGCGGGTGACGCCCCGAGTACGTACTGGTTTAGCGTCACATGGCACTGCACACAGTGCGGTAACGAAATCTCCATACCGAGCGGATGTGCTGTTGTACCATCTGCGATGGGTCGCGATGCATCTGTGGAGTTTAACTACTCGTAATAGCCTCGTCCCCACATGCCTGATCTTTTACGTGGTGCTGCCTGAAGAAGGCGGTACTGCAACTAGATCTAGTATGCAGGAGACATCGATTGAAAGCGAAAGCCAAGGTCAAACTGATTCGCCCAGGTAATACTAAGCTGGGCGAGGTTGCGTGTTTCTCTATCCTTGCGGGCAACACGTGCCCAGGTAAGACAGAGACGTGCGCAGAAAACTGCTATGCCATGAAGCAATTCTTCAAGATGGAGAACGTCCGTAAAGCGCATAGGCGTAACTGGGCGGCATCTGAAGAACCAGACTTCGAGGACAGAATGATCGACGAGATCAGGCAAGAGGACATAGAGCTATTAAGAGTACATGTAGCAGGTGATTTCTATAATGCGGGTTACATCCGCAAATGGATAAGAATCGCCGAGAGCTGCCCTGAGTCAGAGTTTTTTGCTTACACTCACTCGTGGCATATAGAAGAGCTACAAGATCCTTTGAAGCGGCTAGCTGAGCTGCCTAATTTACAGCTGTGGTGGTCCTGTGATAAGGACACGCACGTTGAACATGGTGAGCCGCACAGACTAGACGGCGTCAAAGTTGCGTATCTACAAAGTGAGCCCGGGGAACCAATCCCTGAGTACACTGACCTTGTATTTCGAGTGAAACGGAAAACCGTCGAGAAGTATGTCGACGGACGTCTCGTATGTCCTGCTGAGCAAGGGATCAAACCTAAGCCCAGCTGCGAGAAGTGCCGTTTATGCTTCAGTGGGAAGGATATCCCGAAGAAGCTGCACTCACCGAGCATACCGCTTTTTTCTCCATAGTGGTAGTTTGTGAACCGGGACGGCGCTCCTCGCGGGGCGTCGTCCTTTTCTCTTTAACTGCAGTCGTATCCGGCTGCAGCAAGGAACCAATGGAATGACTATTCGATTTGCTGAGACCCTCAAGCAGGCATTGCCTGGTTTGAAAACACATCCTGAGGTGACACAACTCTGTCGCGAGGCGATGGCGGCTGTCACATTGCAGACCTTCAATAACTGGATCTTCACTCGCTATATGCGAGAAGTGGAGTTCACCACGTGCACGCACCGCTACACAGGTGTCGCGCTCAACTCACCAGGCATGTCCGGACAACGCACAGCTGTCGGCGTGGCCATGTTTGATAAGGGCGAGTTGGGTAACATCCTTGTGGGCGGAGCAGCCAGCCACCCTTCAGACCCGTGGAATCGTCATCTAGGGCGTACCGTGGCGACGCTGCGTGTATATCGTGTCCCTATTGAGCTGGCGGCTATATGGTCAGTATGCCAATCACCGTGGGACCTGGACAACATCATCGACCCACGCTCGCTGATGCCTACGAAATGGCGAGAACCATGGCGGCAGCTGGAGAAGAACCACATCCCTACTTCTGCAATCCCTGCAGTAGTGGACGCGGCCCGCCAAGCATTTCATCACGTATTGATGAGTGTGGGCAACGCCCGTATCGCGATCCAAGGCTCTGACCGCTACCGTTCGATCGTACCCCCAGACTCGTTGGGCCATAACGCAGTCATTGCATCGCAGCTAGTCGATGCTGCCTGCAAGCTGCCCGGTTCGTTACCGCTGACTGCTGAGCAGCGTACGAACCTCGCTGAGAAGGGTCGCGCAAAGTGGTTGGCGATGCCTTCACACATGCGAGAAGAGCATCGAGAACCTGACGCAGGTGCCCCAGCAGCCCCTGCAGCCCCCACTATCAAAATGGAGCCTTACGTCCGTGGAAATACTTAAAAGACTTTGCAAAGCGGTACGCACACCAGTGTACCAGTCGTTGTTTCTAATCGTGACTACCGTGTTTATTCTCGGTGCCACCGATACTGCTGCGAATCCAACGTGGACACACACAGCTACTCTGGTCCTTTTGGTGTGTTATCTGCTTAAGACAGGTAAGACGTTCATGCAAGAGATCAGAGACACACCACCGGAGATCGTTAAATCCGCAGACGACTGCTACACGCGTGAAGACCCTCCAGGGTGTCACTCGTTTACAATCAAGGAGGGTAAGCACGGCCACGTCGAGGTTGTCGACGAGGCCGAACATACGCACCCACCTGAGCTGGATGACGACTTTGGCCGTACGCCGTACCCTGATGACGAGTCTACTACTTAAGCTTGTCCCAGAGGCTCCCAGGCTTCGGCTTGTGCTGTTCTGCCATGGAGACCTGCTCAGCTGCGGAGATCGATCTTCCGACTGATGCAGACTTCGTGGCGAACGGTGCAATGCCAGCCTCGGATACAACCTCGTCAAACAACTCGGCATCGCCAAGCGGCAATGTCGGGACAATGTTGGCGAGCTTTTCAATATCAACCCAGGCACCTGCCGTGCAGACTTCGTCAGTGAAGTCATCACCCAGGTTATCGGCAAGCGACTGGACGGCCACCTTCTGGAGGTCGTCACGCTTGTAATACTTACCGGTAAGCGGGCTCCCGATCACGCTGTCACCAGCGTCTCGGGCAGCTTTGCCTGTTACCGCGAACAGCACATCCTCAGGACGCTCGATGACGTCATCGTACCGGCCGCGAAGATTGTGCTCACCGTCGAACGCGTCGACGATGCTTGCGATATCCCCAAGAGAGGAGATGTACCCGCCAGGACTGTTCTCACAGATCCCTGCAAGCTTTTCCATCTCTTGTTGGATTTCAGAGGGCTGGTGGGTATTGCCAGCAGCGCGGATACGTGTGCGAAGCATCGCAGCGACATCCTTGCCAGCACAGGCACCCATGCAAGCTGTCTTCTCAAGCATGTAGCGATGCTCGGGTAAGCCTGCACCAAACTCGGAGGCCTTCTCCAGCACCTTTTCAGCAACCTTGCGTCGATCGGCGAAGGGGAGCTCATCACGGTGATCTTGCAGCCAAGCCGCTGCAGTCTTCACTTCCTTTGCATTTCGCATAGGGTAGTGACGCTCATTGGTGCCGTCGCCTGCGTCGAATACAATGGCGAATACGTTATCAGGTAACGCGGTCTCGTCGTACTCAGACGCGGCAGCTACCTTCTCAGTGAGCCGACGCATGTAGCCTGTGACTTTGAAGTACTCAGCAGCTTTCTCGAGCTTACTCTCGATCAAAGATGCGTGGTGCTTGTTCAACTCAGCCTTCTTCTCTTGAAAGAAAATTGAAGAAATGACTGTCGCCGGACCCGAATGGATGGGATAATGCCGACGCGTCATGTCTGCATACAGGTGTGGGGGAAGGTCCCCGCCGCCGCAGACATCCTGCTGACTTGCGTTCTTCACGAAGTCAGGCAGTGGGTAGACCGAAAGAATGCGATGAAGCTCTTGGCCGTTGAGGTCGGTTGTTTGGTCGTTTACCTTAGACATGTGTAGTAACTCCTGTACCGGAGAGTAAAATGACAGAACTATCGATCAACAGCTTGATTGATTGGCGACAAGTGTTGCCAATGCTGGGTATTGACGCTGAGGAAAAACCTCTGCCGATGGTAGTAACATGCCCGCTGTGCCGCGGACCTCGTCTGACAATTTTTGATGATACCAGATTTGGGGGTAACTGGCACCACTGTCTTGATTGTAACACCACAGGGGGCATGATAGCACTAGCAGCAAAGGCCTGGAAATACACAATCCCAGAAACAATCAGGAAACTGGCTGACTGTGGCGCCACGATAGATGAGAAGTACACGCACGACAAAGCCATCGCGAAGTATGAGAAGTACTTCTCCGGGATGCAGGACGAGGCGGACCGCCTGGCTGTTGACTCGCGGAAGCTCTTACACAGCGGCAAAGTAAACGTACAGTACGTGCTCCAGCAATCAGGGTTCGGTGCTGACCAGAAGACGCTCTACTGGCCCAAGCGTATGGGTCGATTCATGGGAGCGGCAGGGCGGCTACGTATCTACCAGTCGATCTTCAACAAGCCAGACGAGACCAACTTCGATAAGATGCACCGGCAGCGGCTACTCAGCGGCAAGGGCTGGCGGGACGTAGTTACGATCCCATTCCACTCACTGCCTGGGCAGACATCTGGCTGGTTGTTCATCGGGAAACGTGGTGCCGGCACGGCTGACCATGCGTTCCATATCTTTGATGGCGGCTATGCGAGGCCTACTGCTGAGTCAGGGCTGTGCATGTACGATGTGCTGGACACACCCACAGCGTACAAAGATAAGTTTGGCGATAACGTCTTCGTGTTCAACAATCCCCTGACTGCACTGCAGCTGCAGGGGCGACACATGCGAGACTCCGAGCTACCGCTACCGCTGGTCGCGTCATACAACGCCAAGCAGAAGCGGATACGTAATGTTGTGTCGCTGGTAGTCCACGACCTGTGGAAGACCCGCCCAGATAAGAAGTTCATCTTCTGGGGCCCAGCACTGTCGGCTGACGTGTTTAACATGGCAGCCAGGGCTGATGGCCAAGTGTTTATCGGCGCAGGCCCTACCCATGTGCGTAACTACTCACCACACGGATGCCTGTCGCACATCCAAAAGCACGCACGGTATTGGATGGTAGCACTAGAAGAACACATGGCGAGGCTGCCAGAGGATACAGCTGTTACGTTCTTGAACAGCCTGAACCTCGGAGCTGAACGCTTAAAGCGGTTCCGCGCGGGGTGCTCCGACGGGATGCAACGCTTACTGGACCGTAACCGCGGTCGCGTCAAGCTGATGGGCAGCATCACAGTGAAGGGCAAAGACATAATTGAAACACCGCTGGGCTGGGCAATCAGCGGCAAGATGGATGAATGCATATCCAACGCTGTCATACGTATCGACAAGGTGCTGTGCTCCACAGACGAGTCTATTGAGCCCATCTATGCGGGACGTATCCTGCTGGACGGAGAGGAGTATGAGTTCCAGGAGACGATGGACGTCATCGAGAAGAACCCCGCGAACTGGCTCAAGAAGAAGATGCTCGCTGTTGCCAGTAAGCTTGTTGTCGTCAAGCAAAACTGGAGCTTACAGCTGTTGGACATTGCCCGGCAATTCCACGAACCACAAATCATTAGGGAGGATGGAAAGTTTGGCTGGAAACCACGAGACGGTTGTTTCGTGTTACCCCAATTTTCCGTACGTCTGGGTGGTGAAGTTAATGCAGAGTCCGCTTACGTCGTAGACGAGTGGACTCCGGGGCGGGAGCTTGTACCTCCTGCCCAGGTGCCAGATATGGCAGCGTTACTTGCCGACACACCATCCAACCGTCTGTTCTGGGCGACCATGACCTGTATCGTAGCTAATATAACCGCCCCCGCAGTTGGCCAGGTGCCATGCGGTGTGGGCGTGATTGGACACGGTGCGCTGATGCTAGGTCGTGCGTCTGCCCGGGCAGCGGGTTGCTGTGAGTACAAGCCTGGAGGTAGCAAACCAGGCCATACAGATAAGGTTACCCGACAAATGGAGATGATTACCAGGAGGCACGGCTGGCCACTGATTGTCATGCCGACGTACGGCGGATCATCTAAGAGCCTGCTGCATCCGTGGTTCAACGGCGATAACAATCGTAATGTTGTGCTACACATGCGTACCGAGTACGAGGCGGCTATGGCTGCGGTACTCGGCCCCTGGCGGTTCATCCGTGAAGCCACACCCATCGAAGCTGGCCCCGAGGTCCGCATGTACGGCCGTTATGTCATCTCCGCCTGGCTTCAATGGATTTGTCAGCGAAAGCTAGATGTATCTGGCGATCAGTCATACATCGGCAACGTCAATCACCACCTGGCTACGATGATGGCCAGCTACGGTGCTCCTGATGTAGTCTGGGAGGGTGGTCGCCTTATCGACGAAGGTTCTGACCATGAATCACAGCACGCCCCGCACTACGCCTACCTGTTATGGCAGATGATCGAAGCGGGTGATTTGAAGTTCGTGCATGCGGATGACATGGCGAAAACCCCTGTCCCCAAGATCATTTTAATCAGCGACGAGGACACACCACCTAGTGTTTTTGTCGGACGCGATACAGTTAATAGCTTGCTAGTAAAGCGTGGTATCACGCTACCAGATAATGTAAAGGTCACCGAGGCACTACGGATTGGCAATGCTCTGGATAGGGAATGTGAATATAATGGTGAAATAGGCTGGTTACTCTACGGATCGTGGTGGGATCAGCAGATTGAGCACTTTCGTTCTTCCCGACGCCTACAGGTGATAGGAGGTACATGATGAACGCGAAGAAAATGATCAAGCTCTGCAAAACAGCACGGGCAAGCCTCGACGACCTCGAAGGGTTGTCACCATATATCCCTGAAGACCAAAACGCTACCAAGTTCATTTACCAGTCCCTGATTGCTGTGGATGAGCTTCAAAATATCGCGAAGTGGGAGACAATCACCAACGTGACTGTCCCGCAAGCAGCAGACATACACCGGATCCTGGTGAAGATCGAGTACCTCATGGGTTTGATCCCTGATAGCATCAAAAACCCCTCAGATCCTACAGATGGCGAATGATGCTGTAGCCAGGTACGTCAAGAAACTGGCGTGGCTGAAGGCCTATAAGCTGGCAAACCCCTGCCCTTGCGGCGAGACAGAGCCGGTGTGTCTATCCTTCCACCACCGCGACCCGGCGACAAAATTATTCAACGTGGGCAAGGCCCGTAAATCGATCGGTATGGATAAGTTGGAGGAAGAGGCTGCAAAGTGTGACGTGTTATGCTTAAACTGTCATGCAAAGCTTCACCTTAAGCTAAAGAATACTATGGCCGCTTTGGAGAAATCTCAGGCAACCCAAGCATCTGGTGGCGGTGGCAGCAGTCGCCGGTAGCACTGGACAGCTTTAAGCTATTCACGCAGAATAGAATGTTAGCACCGGGGTCCACGCGGGCCCCGGTGTTCTTTTGGACAAGTAACCTTTAGAAGGAGTGAGTGATGACAAAGGAAAAGCGTAAAATCAAACGAGCAGCAGCAAGGGACGAAAAAGCAAAGGCCGACGCACTACAAGCCAAAGCCGACAAGAAGAAGCGAAACATGGAAGCATACAAGGCCAAGCAGCACGCAGAACACGCAAGGCAAGAGCGACAGTTCCAGAAAGAGCGTAAAGTGATGAAGGCCCGTTTTGCCGATCAAAAGAAGACACACAATCGGCTCGTACGTATAGAGGGGGCTGGGGCGTTCATGGTGACGAAGAAAGAAAAAGAACCGGATAACCCAGAACGGCAACAAGCTCTGGCGGAACTTAAAACACTGACGGACGAATTTCATCAGTTAACGGGTACGCGGATTGAGATAAGCGAACCATAGCATCTGTCAATACAGGAGACCAATTGAAGAGTGAGTAGCCGCCTGTGACGCTCCCGCTAAGCCTAGCGGTGGGACCTTCGGGTCGGGAGCGCACATGCCGCATTAGTCTAGTGGTTATGACTTCGGATTTTCTATCCGACAACGGGAGTTCGATTCTCCCATGCGGTACTTGATGCCTGGAAGTGTACTGGCTGCACACTAAGTTTTGGTCTTAGGAGACTGGGTTCGATTCCCGGCCGGGCTGCTTGAAAGGAGAGTGATAATGAATGTTCTCATTTATGCTATCGCGATACTTACAACAGCTTCCGTAGTCCCTGAGACTGCGGTGAACGACCAAGTTGAGCTCATCGAGATCAACCACTTCTATGACGATCAGGGCCGCCTCGTCTTTGACCAGGTCATCTTCTACGACTGGTGCACCTACGATAATCGCTACCAGGTGCGGGCGTGGCGGTTGCTCAAACACAACGCACAAATACCCCGCTACAACTGGCGTAGCAGCGACTACACGACTATCTGGCACGATGGAGATGTGCTACGTCGCGTGCGGTGTAAGGTCCTCCGTGAGACCTGGACGCAGTTCGACCCGGAGATCCTGGAGCGGGATTTCCTGCCTAAGGAGTACCGGCGGGAGCTGCGTAAGATAAGGAAACGCAAACAGGAGACTCCGGATATTCATCCGGGCGACCTTGACCCATAAATTTGATCACATGAACAAAAAGGAGTGTATCTGTGGTATACGCAGATAGTGAACACACACATGGCTGCTTGTGGGTGATGGTTATTATCCTGGTACTCGCAGGAGGCGCGACCTACACGACACTGCAGTACTTCGAAGGCAGGCTGCGAGAGATTGAACTACGACTAGATATTAAACCAAAGCAGCGGCTACCGCTGCCAGGAGACGAAGAATGAATAGAAGTGGCCCAGACGTGGCCCCCTTTCATTTTTTAGATATCTGAATGTAAGAGTTTCTCTGGGTGTCAGCTTGTAGCTGGTGCCCTGTTCCATTGACCCCAGCCGGGACTGCAAGCTCGGCTGGGGTTTTCTTTAGGAGTACCACAATGAAAATAGCAAAGGAGGACTAACGGATGATTATCGATGCAGCTGCTATTGCGGATATGGACCTTTCTTTGCGAGCAGCATGTGAGGACCGTATATTGTACGACAGAATGCAATGGATCACGCTAAGTGATGCAGATTTTAGCAAGATGATCGCTACAGGCCATGACCGGCACATAATAAGTACCAGGAGAGAAGTTGTCTCGCGTAGTCGCCTACACGGGATGGTAGGCGGGCCGATATGGCTCAGGCGTATAGCGGGCAATATGGGCGAGTCGCTCGCGAACACGGTTAGAATCTGGGAAGGCAGACGACTGCAAGTGTTCAGCCATCCCCCTCGCATAGCTGTCTTCAGTAGTGGTGCAGAAGGCCATTACGAGATATACGCGCAGCTGGTGTACACCACAATTGCTTACCCGATACTCGGCGTTGAACTTGTTAGTAGTGTTACCAAAATACCTAGCGTTCCAACCGAACGCCAACCAAGAAAGATAAGGCTGAAAGATGCTTGAACTGAAGGAGATCGATCTATCAAAATGTTTCGGCTGCGATCATCCTGATGTTCGCACTGATGGTACGCAGTACTTGGCGTACCATCAAACTTGGGGCCACGTGGGCCCGAAATGGCACGTGGGTACGTTTAGCCGCCAGTGGTGGGGCCTATCCATGAATTTTGGCGACTACCGCAAGCAGCTCGACGACGCTGAGTACCCAGATAAAACTAACGAATGGCTACTCCTGTTCGAAATGGGTGGCCCTATCAAAGACAACTCCCGACCCCCGGATGAGCGACAGCTCAGAAAGATACGACTCAAATGACACCAGAAAAAGAAGAAGCGTTAATCGCCAAGTACCCGAGCATCTTTCGGGACTGCAATGGCGAGGATGAAACGGTTACCTGCATGGCCGCTGGGCTATGCGTAGGTGACGGGTGGTGCGACCTTATCGACGAGCTTTGTGCTGAGATCATGAAGCTTGAAGATATCCCCGACTTCAAGGCCTCGCAGGTCAAAGAGAAGTTCGGCGGGCTGCGGTTCTATACGAGCGGCGGCGACGATAAGTCTTATAAGCTAGTCTGTGCAGCAGAGACGTTTTCGTTCTGTGTCTGTGAAGCCTGCGGCAGCAAAGAGAACGTAACAACCTCAGGCGGCTGGCTGGCTACTCGGTGCCACGCCTGCCGGAACCCGCCACGAGACAGTAAGTAATTGGACTCCCGAACGTACCCCCCAGTAGCGGACAGCGTGCATAAGTTATGTATGCGGCAGCACTTATAACGCCGCACACCAGAAATTCAGTACTAAAAACCGCACACTTCTTATTACCGGAGTCCAATGGCAAACACATTCACGGCGTACAAGATCATGCATCGGCCGACCGGTAGATTCTCGTCAGGCGGTAGCTACGCGTGCTGGTCTGACGAGGGAAAGACGTGGTCGAAACTGTCGCACGTCAGGGGTGAGTTACTTCTCCTTGTGCGTAAATCCAGAGTTGAGCTTTATTGACATGAACGTGAAGCTGGGGCTGCAAGACAGATTGCTTGAAGCCTTGGATCACACTAACTAGTGCGTTTCTAACGAAGGAGTCGAAGGATGAAAGACAGTAAACTATTAGTGCGTTGTGATCCAAAACAGGTGGTCACAGCAGTTCCCGACACTAGCGGCGTGGACGACACGCTAGCACGCGAGGCTGAGCATCTCCTCGGGTACTCGCTCGCCCGCTCTGCATCACAAGGGCGGCTTACGCGGAAGCAAGAGAAGAATACTGAGATGATTACAATGCTGGAAGCGCTGGACCTCCGACCTTTCGATCCGCGGTCGGTCGCGAAGTACCAACAGAAGCAGATCCTGAACGCCACCGGCGGCAGCGAAGTGATGTTCCGTGTTGCACAGCTGGGGGCGATTGTTGGTGCCTTAGGGGTCGCTGCCAGCGCTATTTGCTTGGTGGGAGCTGTCATCGCAACGATCGCGGGCGCAGGCCCCGCGGCCTTGTTGTGGCTTATTGGTTGTCTTGGTTTGATAGGCTTCGCTGGGTTGTTATTCTGGGGCGACGCGAAGGAGCGTAAAGCACAGCGACAAGCTGATTGGCGGGAGGTATCGATTAACAGGTATGAGTTCGCTATCCCAGAGTACGCCTTGCAAACCGCTATAGATATCAAAAAGCAGTACAGCAATGCGAACCTAGTGGTACACTACTTGCACATCTCGCAAAATCCGCGACCGTACCCAGACCCTTTCCTGGTGCTGCGTTTCGAGGGTACACAAGAGTATGAGTTGTATCTGGAAGTTTGGGATGAACCTGACTTCAAAGCAAAGCGTCTTGAAGTACGTGACGCTATTAAATAGTGAAACTGAGGGGCACTGGGCAGGAACATCCCGGTGCTAGGTTGTGTGTAGGATAGGTGGGAGGCTATGAGCTACTGGCACAAGTCAGGAGTTAGCCGTTGGTGAAATACCACCCGCAACCTTTCCTCTTTTTAGAAGGAGGTGAAACATGGGGACAACGCTAGTACCCGTGCCGTGGAAGTTTCAGAATAGAAAGTGCTGCCATCACTGTAAGCTGGTTTTCCCTGTGAAGGCGACAGCCGGGTACTGCCCGCACTGCTGGCCTCGCAAATGTTTTGTTGACGTCGGCCAGTTCAGATGGATTCGTACAAGCAAGTGGTGGGAGTTTTGGGTTCGCGGTAAAGGTTACTGGCTACCCATGATGGCGCCATTCACCCGGTACGCAGATGCACCGCCGCGGCCGCCTAGTCGGTAAGTACCTCGTCGTCCCAGTCAGAGTCTTTCTGCATTGTTGCAGCCTTGAGCTGCTCCTGCGTGATCTCGTACTGGGCCATCTCTGCGAGGTTCGGCCACCGCTTACTGCGGTACCAGATGGCTGTGGCGCCAAGGTTAACCGCCTGGGCAAAGTCATCAGAGAACCCGTCCTGCCGTGTGATCCGATAGATCTCCCCGGCAGACATGGTTGTAACCTTGTCTTCTACAAGGGCCAGGAAGTCGCGGATTAATCCAGCATCCTCTTGGCTCTTGTAATCAGCGTCGAAGAACCTCATCATCCCCGTCTTGATCATCGCACAACATAACAAGAGCGTACGGCTCTTATCCACGCGATAGTGAGACCTGGGGTGCTGCTGTGTCGGCGCGACGTGGTAACAGGGCTGCTGCGAGGCAGACCGCACGTACTGACAAGGCATACTCTCACGGGCTTTAAGCCCTGCCTGAATAAGGAATGTCTCACGCAGAGCACCGGCACCAGTGTAATCGTGAGCGAGGATCGTCGGACGGAATATGTCCCACATCTTCTTAATCTCACGAGCCTCCAACAGGTGATCGTGCGGAGTCAGCAATCGACGACCATAGATCACTTCGATCGAACCGTCTAGGCGGAGGCCAAGCAGTGCGGCAGTTGTAAAGCTGACCTTCTTCTCGCCACCACCACCCCAGTCAACACCCAACACAGTCATGCGGTACTTACCGCGGCGTGCTTTGGCATGCTTTATCGTATTAGGGCCTAGATTCGACACCTTGTCGAGTTCTGTAAGGGTAACGAGTTTGGCAGCCGTATCGTACGACTCACCAAGCACTTCGTTAAAGAACACGTTCGCCGGCGTGTTACCCTTACCGGCCTGCTTCGATAACAGTTCAGCCCACTTGTCGGGCTTGCCGTAGTGCAGAGGCATAATCACCTGCGGGACGTGGTAGCCAGCCTGCCACCAGACCCTGGCAGGGAATCGGTGGATCCAGCGGCCCATGCGAGGGCTGATGGCTTGACCGCACTTGTAACAAAGAGTCGCAGGGTGTTTCTCAGAGATATCGTCGTGGTAGGGTCCAATCATCTTCTCAAGATGGAACTCCATTGTGGGTATATTCCACGTGGGGTGCCCGCCCGTGGTGCAATGTAAGCACGGGATGAACCACTCAGCCTGTGAGGACTCCTGCCACAACGCTTCAAGCGTGTTGTCCAGGGTCTTAGGCGTGCCCGTGAACTGGCGGAGCGCCAGGTCAGAGGCAGACATTGTTTCACGAATGATCGGGATATGCTCATGGTTCATATCCTGGACTTCATCGATCGCTACCTTGTCGGCCGAGATGCCGCGACAGCGATCTGCGTTGAGGAACGCGAAAGAGAACAACATTTTTGAGTTGTTGCGGAAGCTCCGATGCAGCACGGAGTTTACCGTATCTGTGCCGATCCACATGTCTTTGACAGGGGATTGGTCGATAAAGGGCTGCACAAACATGGAACTGAAGCGGCGTACCTGTTCGAACAGCGGCATCACGTAGAGCGTGGTGCGGTTAGGTAAGGCCTGTGACAGTACAACCCCGTGAGCTGCCAGCGACGTACTCTTGGATACTTGGCGACCTGTCTTGTAAACTAGAGCTGACGGCATACGAAACCGGAAGACCTCCTCAAATGGGAAGTGATCGATTAACGAATACGGTTCCCCTTTGAGGTTGAGCAAGAGAGGCAACGAATGGGCCATCGTATCTAGATTGCCCGATCGTATCATCTTGTTGTAGGCATTAATGCTATCAGATGGCGATGCGTGCTGGGCACTTCCCCGCACAGTATTGGTAGCTGCTAGCATTGCCTCCACTAACGCCGGTTCCACTAAGACGGGATTAAGCATGTATAACTCCGATGAGGATGAAGACTTGCAAAAGTTCGACTGGGTCGAACAACAGTGCAAGCAATTTTGGCCCACACCGGGTCATTTCTGGGCCACCGTAGTGCTAGTATGGCTAGCATATATGGTAGTCTGCTGTCTGTAGCAAGATAGCACAGGTCATGCGAAAAAGCGAAGACCAATACACTCCAGCCCGAGGAGGGGCTGCTACTATGGCAGTAACAAAAAACGCCCGGTTGTTTCTTGAGCGCGAGGGGTTTAGGCCGACATACAGACGGCCTGCCTCCACCTTTATTCCGGGGGATAGCGAGATTCACTCCTACCCTGTCAGCACCCCGCTACCGCGGCCTGATGGGGTTAAGAATGGCTACCCCGCTCCGGACAAAGCTGTAACGAGTAACGACCCGTGGCCGCACGGAAATGAAGAAAGTAGTTAGCTCATGTTCGATGAGTTTCTCAAGGTTAGTTGTGGGATTGTGTTCCCACTGATTGTCGTGATGTTTGTCATGAAATCGTGGGTGGCGATATTCCCGCTGCTTGTAATCATTGGTGTTGTTGTCGCAACGTTCGGCACTGCTAAGGGCTTTGCCCAGGCAGACGCTGCCCGTACGCGACGCTCGCGAAATAGAAATAGACGAAGAAGGAGATAAGATATGATGTTGCTAGACTTCGTGATGCTCTTCCTTGCGGTTGGCGCTCTCGTCAACGCTTGGATGATGCAGGGTGGTTTATTCCACGCAACTCGGACGCGGATATGGCTTAGGTGGGGTTATCCCGGCCTAGGAGAGGAACCCGCAAATAAGGGTGAGATACTCCGCTGGGCGTTTGCTAAGCTGCTCAACTGCCGGATATGCCTGACGTATCACGTATCGTTCTGGCTCATCATCATCTTCTGGCTTCCCGGCCTATGGCTCGATCCGCTATGGGCGAAGGCTTGGTTCATCCCAGTCTACGCCCTGGCGGCTACTCGTTTGTCTCTACTGATAGGGACAGCTGTTACATACATGGATATCGAAGGCGACCCGGAGGTTGACCCCGATGAGTGAGAAGTGTTATAGAGTGCCAGTGGTGATACAGATCGACGCAGAGATCGTTGTCGACGCGGAGGCACCACAAGACGCGAAGCGACAAGCTGCGAAGACGTCTGTGGATGATTTCGATCATCTCAACACGGCGATCGACGTATTGGAACCCCTACTAGACAAGTAATCTTGTTCACAGGAACAAAATGGCAGACGAACCAAAGAAGAAGTTCTACGATGACATCAATGAGCAGCTCCACACTGTTGTGAAGGAGCTTATGGCTGAACACCCAGAGTTAGAGGGGGTGGCTATGGCCGTTGTATATGACCCAGCACTTGGCGATCTACCGCCGGGGTTGGTATTTGGTAATCTGCAGAAACCTGAATACCTATGCCAAGTTGGCGTACAAGTAGCAAAGTTACAAGCAATGATTGCTGGCGGGGTGTCTATGCATTTCGCAGAGGCAGGAGCTGCAATCCAACAAGAGAAGAAGGATATTGATGGCGAAGAAGGCGACAACGGGAATCAAGGCTCCGCGTAAGCGGAAGATAGTCCAAGCAGGGTTAGGCAGTCTAACCGCGCTGATATCTCACCTAAAGATAAACACCTGGGATGCCATAATCGTCGGTGACGGTTCTGGTACTGGGTGGAAGATGGGAGCAGGCTGGTCCTCAGTGCTTATCGATAAGTACAGTGGCTCCAGGAAGCTATTCTATGGTGCCCTCAACTGTGGCACGATCACTTTAGGTGAACTCTTTCCCTATCTGCACGCTATGTCTTGGTACACCAGCAAGGACGGCCCTGGACGGGCCCGCCGTCGTGAACTCCAAAACATACAGAAGCAGATGCAGATCCATGTTGTGACAGACAGCCAGGCTATCGCTACGGCTGGTAATAACCCGGGCTCCCGGCGGTCACATCAAGAGTTCTGGGCAGCTTTCGACGAATACAGAAAACGTGGCTTTATCATCACGTTCCATTACGTGGCGCGTGATCGTGTTGACTTGAACGTCTTAACAGACGCAGTATCCCGACAAGCGAGGCTTGATGTCCAAGAAACGTACTCCCGAGCAACAGAAACGCTCACCAAAAAGTACCCAGGAATCCCCGACGACGTCACCATCTACGATTTCTCCCAGTAGGCGACGTAAGCTGCAGGTGCGAGAGTACCACCCAAAGCTTTATGATAATCACACCCCTATGCAGGTCGTTAGGTTCTTCGAGCAAGAGCTCGGTATTGTTGCGAAAAAGATATATCGCAGCATGAAGATGGAACGCTTCCGCATTTACTACGGCAACCCGGTGACCGGGCGGGCGTGGGACGAGTGCGATGAAGGCCATATATCTCTAAGTCTTGGGGACAATCCTGTCCTCATAGTTCAGCATAATGTTGACTCCCCAGAGGCCAGCGTCATCTTGATGAATAACATCGTCAAGATAAAGGCTTGTCTCGGCGGGCGTGTAATCTATCGCCACCCGCGGTTCCATACTCACGAAGAGAGGGCACCACAGGTGGAGGATGATGCAGTAATGCAACGCACCCCGCGTAAAATCTCCTTAGGAAGGAAGCGCGATGGCTAAGTCAGATCAACCATCTGTCCCAGATATGATTAGTGAGTTTCGTTTGAGTAGGATGGGGCAGCACTGGGTGCGGCTATACGCCCCACTTACTCTGCAAGTGGGTGCAGTCTTGCATTACTACGCTAAGATGGTCGAGAAGCATGGCCTGGTGCCGCGATGGCGAGTTACTGTTCGCTACATTCACGGCTATTGGCATTCTGGCTACGTGATGCGACAAGAATGGCCCGGGCCAGGGGGTCAGCTGATGGCCAAGTTAGTGCTGCAGGAGTCCAGTCGTAGCGGCTTCCGCCCCGCCATACAAACGGAATACATCGATCGAATCTTGCATAGCAATGCCAAGTATGGCGGAGCAATTGCAGGTAATCGGGTGTCACCGGTACTAGCAAGGGATAAAGCCAACGCGTACCTACAAGACCATGGGTATCCCACTACATTTGCGATAGATGATCGCAGGAGTCGTTCTGCCATGAAGGGCGTACGTACACGTAGAAGAAATGCAAAGGCCGCTACTGTTGTTGAAACACACGGCCGACAATTTCGTAAGATTAGACTGGATGCAGATGACAAAGTTACAGCAGGAGCGACGAAGCTTTCAAATGGACAAGCAGCTACTGATTGACGTTATTAAGCGTCAAGCAGGTAGCTTATGGAAGGCCATCAGCGAGGCGATTATGAACGCCGTTGATGCTGGTGCGACCACGTGCGATATTGAGTTGACTCGAGAGATGCTCATCATCAAGGACAACGGCAAAGGTTTCCGTTCCCGTGCTGATGTTGAGAACTTCTTTGAGATATTTGGCAAGCCACACGACGCCGCAGAGGATAAGACGTTTGGCCGGTTCCGTATGGGTCGAGGACAACTATTTGCCTTTGGTGCAAATACATGGAGATCCAACACGTTCCAGATGAGCGTGAATATCAATGAGGAGGGGTTAGACTACCACCTCACAGAGAACCTGGAGAAAGAGCACGGCTGTGCTATCAACGTACGGCTGTACAAGACGCTTAGTCACACGCACTACGCGAACATCTTGGAAGAGATCGCCAACAACGGTAAGTATATTGGGATCCCTGTCACGCTCAACGGCAAAGCCTTCCCTACCGATCGATCGCAAGTGCGATGGGATATCGAGATGGAGGAGGCAGATATCAAGCTCAGGTCCAATCAGGATCTGCGGATCTACAATCAGGGCATCCTGGTTAAGTCGTTCTACCGGCACATACACGGTGTCGGTGGTGATGTTGTGACAAAGGTGCCTATTCAAGTCAACTTTGCACGTAACGACATCATGGAGGATTGTCCTGTCTGGGGCAAGATCTTGCGTAAGCTGCGACGTCACGCCAACGGCCAAGCAACAACCACGCGGGAGTCGCAGGGGAGGGCTACGCGAACTTCAAATTACGAGCGGCGGGCTACGGTAAAGCTAACAGAAGAAGATCGTCGGCGGTTGGTCAATCAGACCAAGGACGGCATACTCACACATAACCAGTACAAAGGTGCGAGGATCTGGCAGCGGTGCACCAAGCCTGGCGATGTGACTGTGCGTACAATCTGGAATGAGTGTGAAGGTCGTGTGACCATGACACCCGCAGCAGACACACGTGGGCATCGTTACTCGGAAAGACGGTGGCGACAAGAGATCGCACAGATTGAAAACAACAAGCTTGCTGTGGTACTTCCACGACTATTGCTTGATCGTTTTAATCTTAGTGACCTCGGCAAGATGGTCGCGCTATCGAATACTAATATCTACGCGCATGATAAATACCATCTGCAGTACATCCCCTGGGCAAAGTTAATGAAGACGCTGCAATCTGACTCGCAGGTGATAGACACAGAAGAGCTTAATCAGCTTGAATTAACTGTGTTGTGCGTGTTACGAGAAGCCAAAGAGTATTTATTCGCTGACTGCCCCTTACCCGAGGGAACCACCGGTGCAGACGTTGAAGACCGAGTGTTGCAGGTCGGGCGATCACCACTCGAATCGTGGACAGACGGTGAGTCGATGATTGGGTTCTCTCGCGATTACATACAGCGTGTAGGTATCGGGTTTGGTGCCTGGTACCAGTATGGTTATCGAATTATGCACGAGTCGCTACACAACGAGCGAAGCGATAGCAGACACGGACATGGCCCAAAATTCTACGCGAATTACCACCAGTGGTGTGCGGGCGGCACGAGCCTGCCGGCGTTCTTACACCGCTGCATGTCGATTACATCACGCGTAGCTCACGATGTGGGTCTCACGCTAACGCAGCAGGAGTTTGCACGCCTGGATAAGTTTGAAGAGATGCAGGAAGAAGCAGCAGCACAGGCAGCACGTACGTCGCAACCGGCTCCCGAGCCAGAAGCATCGCAGCCTGCGGACGTTTTACAACCAGTACCATTTCTTTTACCTAGAGACGGAGACTAATTACAATGCAACATAGCATACGTCGCGGCCCGCGGGGGTCGTCGTGATCCACCTTCCCTGGTACGTACAAAACGCATTGGACAATAGGGTCATGATTGACGACAACGCTGCGAAGGAGTACTGGGAAAAGCGGATGAGTGATCATCAGAAGAATGCTGCGGATGTTTGGATTATGAAACAACGCAGAGATATCTGGGACACCCACAAACACAGCCCACAAATCTGGCGATTTTGTCGTCTAATTGAGGTGTTATATGAAGAGCACAAAGAAAGCAAAGCCCGTAAAAGAGCCAGCTCTTCGCCCTGAAAAAGTCTGTACACGGTGCCAAAAGAAGACAAGAGATTGGTACCCGACCACCGGCGGTACTCGCTTACTCCACATTCGCTGTGTGCAGTGTTATGAGGAGGAGTACAGTCGGATCATGCGTGACGAAGAGTCATTCTACCATCTACGTAAACGTGAACAGAAGGAGACCATACTGAAGTGACAGCAACACACTATGTAGCGTATGTGCAGATGGTTGTTCGTCTGCACAACGATACACTTGAGGTTGTTGAGGCACCTATCACATTCCCGATATTTTACCGTCCTCGTATGGGAGATTACTTAAACCATACAGTAGTAAGCGGAGTAATGCCGGTAGGGCCCACGTTCTTCGATGAAGAGCGTGATACAGTTGTACTGTCTATTGCCGGTTTGGCATATGATAAAACCACAACCCTGGACGAGTGGCTGAAGGATCGGCCGAGCTGGCGCAAGGCGGTGACACCGTTCATAGATCTAGTTCAGGAGAAACCACATGATACCGAGGATAGCACTGACAGCGAGATCGACTAACGAGAACGCTCCTTTCAAAATTGCAGTACTAGAGTTGGACAATGATTTCATGAAGCTGCTGTCGCAGTTAGCGGCAGATGCAATAACTGCTCACGAGGCGTACAGAGCGATACGTGAGCTTCAGTACACAAGTCCCAAGGTCATCCAACTTCATGGCCCGGACCTGTCCGAGTGGGTTACACACACCACAGGCGTGTGGGGCAGTAATTGGCATAGCGAGCTCGTCTCTCAAGGCGCCACGCTAATGCCGCTGCAGTACGCATACACACGTGCGGTATGGTCGCAAGACACCTCAAACTGCCGACTCATCGTATCTATCGCTGAGCTGCAGGACCCACAGATAAACTGGCGATTCTACTCAGAAGCCAGTGAAGAGTTTTTCACCCAGCCACTGCCGTTGTCGAAGTATAAATTCTTCAGCAAACTGCAGATGGAAGACACCACGTTTAAGAGGGAACATGTCCTTACCCGAAGCAATCGAGAAACTACGGGACCAGATTCGCCACCACGACAAACAGTACTATGTACTGGGTGAGTCCGATATCCCCGACGTTGAGTACGACAAGTTATTCCAGCGGCTAGTGCTGATGGAAATTAATAACCCCGAGCTGGTGACGGACGACAGTCCCACCCAGCGAGTCGGGGGAGCTCCTATTGAGGGGCTAGAGTCTGTTGCACACCTGGTTCCAATGATGTCCGTCGATAACGGTTTTGATATGACCGTCCTGGACAAATTCCATGAGAGAGTTACCAAAGTACTAGGTCACGAACCGCTGTACGCTCTGGACTGGAAGATCGACGGCTGCGCAATCAGTCTCATTTATGAGGACGGTAAGCTGATACGTGCTGTATCTCGTGGTGACGGTATTATCGGGGATGACATCACGCATAACGCTGTGTCCATCCGCGGTATTCCGTCAGAGATACTCAACCCCGTCTCTGGCGGGAAGCACGCTGGCTACAACCTGTCTGTTGACGGAATCATCGAGGTACGCGGCGAAGCGTACATCCCTAACTCCGTCTTTCGTTCTTTGGTGGCTGCACAGGAGGCAGCTGGCGAAGAGCCTTTCAAGAATTCACGCAATGCCGCGGCGGGAGCCTTACGGCAGCGAGACCCCAAAGCATGTTACGAACGCAAGTTGTACTTCGTTGCACATGGCCTCGGGGCCTGGGCGCCAGACCTGGCGTGCACCTCTTGGCAGTGGGCCATGCTCATGCTGAATGAGCTCGGCATCCCCATGATCACCGATAGTCAGGGGGCCATGACCTACGAGCAGGCCAAACACTCATTAAGCCTTCTCACTAAGCAGGTAGACGAGATCGACTACCCGGTGGATGGGCTCGTGCTTAAGGTTGATAACCTAGCCGATCGTGAGGCCTTAGGGTCAGCATCGTCTAAGTACGTGTCGTGGGCAATTGCCTACAAGTGGGAACGATACGAAGCTGAGACGAAGATCATACGGCTCGAGACGCAGGTGGGCAAACAGGGAACCCTGACGCCAGTTGCATACTACGAGCCCGTTGAGATAGCGGAGACAACCGTCCAGAAGTCCACGCTGTTCAACTTCGACGAGGTCAAGCGGTTGGATCCTCGCGTAGGTGACACCGTCACGCTGGAGAAGGCAGGGAAGATCATTCCTCACCTTGTCCGTGTACACAAACTCAAACGCCCCGAGAAGACAAAGAAGTTCACCCCTCCGAAGAAGTGTCCTGTCTGCAAGGGGGACACGGCTAAGGAAGGTCCGCTGGTAGTCTGCACTAACACTGCAGGGTGTCCAGCACAGCTGGCTGCTGTTATCCGTTCGGCAGCCGATCGTACCAGAATGGATATCGATGGACTCGGGCCGTCTGCCATTGAGGCGATGATGGATGCGGGTGCTATCACTGACTTCTCGTCGCTATGGGCTCTGGAGGCCACAGTGGGCCCGCAGGGCTGCATCCCCGGGATGACGGCTGGGAAGTCAAAGAAACTGCTGAAGGCCCTAGAAGAGGCCAAGACGCGGCCCTCGTGGCGGCTCCTGGCCTCACTCAACATCAAACACTGCGGAAGAACCGTCTCAGAGCTCGTGTGCAAGGCTGTACACGAGCACGCGAGGAAGGGTGAAAACAACGTGCTTGGGATGTTGGGCAACCGCTGGACGATGCAGAAGCTCCAATCCATTGAGGGTGTCGGAGCTGAGACTGCGATCAGTATTCGAACCTGGTTCGATCGAGAGCGTAATCTCAAGTTGGTTAATAAGCTATGGAAAGCTGGCGTCAACTGCGGGCCCGCTGACCCGAAGCCAGAGGCGGCACCTACGGGCGCCCAGCCCTTCGCTGGGATGGCCATATGTGCAACCGGGAAGTTCGAGTCTTACACCCGTGAGAGTATCAGGCAAGCGATTGTCGAACGCGGAGGTAAGGCACAGAGTAGTCTATCCAAGGGCACCAACATATTGGTGGCTGGAGACAAGGCAGGCGGGAAGTTAGATAAAGCACATCAACTCGGCATTAAGGTCGTTGATGAGGCAGAGTTTAAGGAGTTGGCGGGTTCCGCGTGATGCATTTGCACATGAATCCGCCACCAGACGCGTACATACAGGGGCGCACATGCCGTGTGCCCCTGTATACGTACCAGGCCCCGGGTTTCGCCATGGGGCCGCTATCAGATGTTATTCACGCTGAATTTTCAGACAGGAAGAAATATATCATGGATCTTAAATCTACTGGCGAGGCTAAAGGGCTGTAGTGGCACTTCCTGAGCCATCACAGAACGCACAGCTCGCTGTCGAGGAGCCTGAGGCTTCTGATTTTTTCAAGCTCCCTGCTGAGGCGGAGGATAACAACCTACGCGAGGCGACTATAAAATCTGCTGCGCAGGACAAGTACGGGCCAAGGCCTGTCTTGCTCCTGCGTATGAGCAGTGACGGCCGCACCACCATCGACGGGTTTGTGGTGCCTGGTACTAATAATTTCTGGGGGGTGTACGCCTCTGACGAAAACAAGGACCGCTGGGTGCCAATCCACCTACCTACAGGATTGTCGCTGCGTGAGAACTGTGCCAATCGTGATATGGCGGAGGCGCTCGCGTGCTGGTGTTACTGCCAGGGGCGTAACCACCCGGATCACGGGAGTAGTAGCTCTAACAAGGTCGTAGAGTCGATGGGCGCGAGAGGGCGTTCTGCGTTCCGTAAAGGCCAACCATTCATGGTAAAAGGCCGGCAGCTTACACAGCGAATAGGTAAAAATGAAACTGTGCAAGCCGCAGGCGAAGCGATGTGGGCCGCGAGGCTTGAATCGCTAGAGGGTGAGCGGCGACTTGAGCTCACCCACTTATCAGCCAAGCTTGAGGATATCAAAGCGAGGGAGAAGGCTGTGCAACAGCGTGCAGACGTAGTTGCGGAGGCAGACCTGAAAGCCCAGCGACATTGGGAACAACGGCACGCAGTGCTGGAGACCCAGAGTGCTACGCTCACGTCGCGGGAGGAGGCTATCCGTGAGTCGAATGCCGCGGCGGTGGACGACACGTTAGCGGCGGCTCGTCAACTGGCGAACGCTCGTGACGCAGAGACCGAGCTACAGGCTATGCGTGAGCAGTTAATCAGCGCAATCACGACGATCGATCCAGCGGGTGCTGAGGATACGCGAGTAGGAAGGCAGCTCAGAAAGATCCGCCTTACTTCTGATTAAGTAACTCTCCGCGAAAGCAACTGAGGGAGCAGTTAAGGCCGCAGTGCTGTTTAGCCCATGCGTAGAGTGCTGACATAGATAGTCCAGCGAACTCACCATTGTGGTACCTTTTAACGAATTGATCCCAGATCTCCCGCTTCTTCCCCTTGAGGATCTTAGGAGTGATACGTCGATCTTGGGTCTTCAATTCAGCGAACGGGTCGGTGGCCTTTGCCATTATTCTTCTTCCTCCTCGGGCTCTGCGGCGACTGGCATGACTGTCGTGCCGCCGTGGATTCTGTGCATGTTAGTTAGATGAAAATCTGACATGAATGCTTCTTCAACATTCACGCCAAACGGTGCGAGTGCTTTGCGTATCTTACGAGTTAATGCTGCGTTGACGCGTTGGTGTCTAATCGTGAGTTCCTCTAGCGTCTTACCGACGCATGCTTCGATCACGCCTGCTTGGGCGCGATCGACGATGGTTGTTTCGAAGTCCCTCGTCTCAACTAGGGCTTTCATGATATCATCGATCGTGTAAACTACAATAACTGCAATCGTGATTCCGAGAGGTTTAGTATCGCTCCCTGGTAATGTCTGGGGCTCGAGACTAATGGTGTCACGTTTAACCGGATGGATCATCGGCCTTTGGATTGGTGGCCAGTAGAGATGAAAGCCGGGCCCGACTTGCTTTGCTCTACCGAGTGTAAACATCACACCCTCCTGCGTGGCGTCCACGTGTATGCCTCGCGGGAAGACTCTTGATGCCCACCGTAACAGATCAGAAAGCCATCCAAGGCCGATGTCCACCGGAGTTACCTCACGATCTTAAGCACCTCTGAGAGCCTTTCCAGCTTTTGGTAAAACTCTTCCACGGTGCCATTATTTTGAATAGTGATGTCTGCGTCCGCTTCAGTCACTTCCATTGATGCCTCGATAGGCACATCACGTGCAATCCAGATGACCAGGTCGATCATGCCAGCATCACGTAGGGCTTGCAGTTCGCTGGCCCTGCGGACACCATTCAGGATGTCTGCTGTCTGTAGCATACCACGGTACAGGGTGAGCCCATCAGGCTCGTTATACTGCCAAATGATCTCAGCCCACTCCTTTCGGTGGTTGGCTCTGTCTGCGAAGGCCTCCTCCACGCTGGTATAGCTATATTTGTCGCGAAGCTCGCGATAGCACAGCTGTGCTGCCGCCTCAGAAGTGCTTTCATGATAGCACAGAGGTGTGTGCTCACTGAGCCAATCTGCGGCGGTGTCCTTGCCCGATCGGCCGTGGCCGATAATCACTAATTCCATCGGTGCTTCTCCAGCAAAATCTCAAACTGCTGTTTAACGTACGTCAGTGGATCAGCAGCGTGTTCGCACGCGCTGTTGTATGGTTGAGGGAACGTAATCACACGACCGCTGTTCTCCGTGAACGCATCCACGTAGATATCGTCATCGTCGATCAAGACGACGCCGGGCTGGGCCACTAAGTGCTTTCGTCGGGTGTACACGATCTCCTCAAAGTCATCACCAAACTGTCCGCGTAACCAGGCTTGCTTGCCTCTTACGCAGTTACCCGTACACTCGTCGGGAAAGTCCCGGCCAGCTAGTGGGCGGGAGCATATAGTTACAGGTGCTTGTTCATTGGCCCATTGCCATAACTCAGGCACCCAAGGAAACGGTTCAAGGTCGGCCCAAAACTCCCAACCTTCTGCCATCGCGGGCTCCCAGTACTCAGGTCCGCGGTCATTGAACAGCTGGTGAAGCTTGTCCAAAGGCATGAGCAGCGACAAGTTCGACTCGCCTCGTAACCCAAAGAACGATTCATACAGGTTACACAGCACGCCGTCCATGTCGAGGAAGATGTGTTTAACGTCCAATTTCGGGGGTACTCCATGTCCTAGCGGTGTCTGTACGGTCTTCACAGAAGATTTGCAACGTCATGATCTTACCGTAGTCTTGATCCATGACAATCATAGTTTGCGATGGCAGCTCTGCCTTGCAGCGGATACTCGCGGCATACGCGTCGTAACCGCATAAACAACCACACGCCACAAATGACGGCGTCGTGATGAACTGGTGGAAGTGACCGATAACATCCAACTCTGCGACACCATGAGTATGGTTCCACGCAGCGACGGCTTTGTTAACTGGTGTCATCAACCCACCAACGCCTCCGCTATAGCGGAGCTGATCGCCATGATGAAAACGGCAGCGGTGTCCTTGGATATCCTGCTTAAGCGTGGCACCGCGTTCGATCGAGTGTGAGAACTTCTTGCCCAGCGATCGATCAGATTCCATGATGCGGGCAGCATTGCAGTACATCGTGTATTCCCACGAGTGTGTGCATGCAGTTTGAATCCGCTTGTTTGGATTCACACGACCATGGTTACCGTAGTTAGCAAGGAGCTGGAGATGGGCACACTTCGTTTCCTTCATGAGATACTTGATGCCCGAAACCAAGTGGTCTTGAACGTGGAGAATAGCATCTCCAGGTCCCAAGCCATTGGATTGCTGCAACTCCTCGTGAATCATACCATTGATTAGATCACCGCCGGCCCATACGGCAACCTCATCGATAGGTACGATCTTACGAGCGAAGTCGATCAAATACGCTGACTTTTCCCATGTACGCTTGATCCGTCGATCAGCAATCTCCAAATTGAATTCGTTGACTCCGCCAATAGTGTCGGGGTCGATTGTTGATTCAGTGTGCCAATCGTTGACACAGATGATTGCTGTCGCCTTACTCTTCGTACGACGCTTCTTAACGCTTTCGTACTTGCGTATGGAGGCGTTATCCTGGGCATAAAGCATACGCTCTAAATTAGATGCTGTGACAATCAGCTCTTTTTCAGAGTGCTTGTACTTCTTCTCTGCTTCCCGGCGCTTGGCTCTCTCCTTTGTGAGGTCACGCTCAAGCCTGCGGATTTGTTGGAGCTGTTCGTCGTCGCTAAGAACAGCGAGGCGTTCGAGCTCTGCGAGTTCACGAAGGGCGTCCTCTGGTTTCTTTTTGGCCATTACCAATCCTCGGGGGTTGGAGGTCTAGAAATCAGTTGTGCGAGATATCACTGATATCACAATCCTACCACGAGTGCGAGAAGTCAACAAGGTGTATTTATTAAATTTAGATGTTTGATACAAGGTATGCTAGCAATAAAGGCAATTCAAAGATGGCCAAGAAGAAACCAGAAACAACGACTGCAGTGGCACTTCCAAGCGACATCGTCAACGTCGCCGTGAATCTTGACAAAGATGACGTAGCCGCAATCTTGATGTCCCGCGCAGAGGAACACCTCAAAGGGCAAATCAAAGAGCACGTCAAGATTGACAAGCAGTGTGACAAAGCCCGGAACGCGTTAACCAAGAAACTAGACACGCAATGCCGTGCAGTTCTTGACGCGTACTTCGAAGACACGATAGACCTGCTTAAGACTGCCGCGTCGCAACTCAAAGCGAAGTCGATCGACACCAGTATCCAGTGCCACGGCCACGATCCCAACCAAGGACGTAAGCAAGGTAGCGTGCGAGGTACATTACAAATCGCCGGACGCAAACCAAACATCCGTTGGACTGTCGACGCAGCGGCGCCAGCTGGTGCTGCAGTAGCCGGGATCGTAGCTGAGATCGCTGCCAACGAGACCGAGCAGCAGAACAACAGCACAGAGTGGTACGCCGTGCGTAAGAAGTTGGCGGACCTTCCGTCGCTAGAACGTCGTGCGAAGGCCGCAGTGGCTGAGCAGCGGCTCATGGCGACGACAGAGGGTGCTGAGCTCGTTGATATGCTTGGCGGGCAACTGGAAGAGAGCATCAAGCTGCTGGGCGTCAGTTGAGCGAGCCGTTCTTAGGCGTCATCAGGGCGAAAGACGACGAAGCGAGGTGGGAGGTGCTGGAGGACAAACAAACCGCACTTCACGCTGATATCGAGGACGTCATCCTGGCAACGACGCTAGCCGAGTGCGTCGGGCAGCTGGAGACTAGGTTTCCAGCGTCCGACTCGCGGCTTAGCCGCTTAGCCGTTGTACACGGCTATTATGATCACGAGCGAAGCCAGTATCAACGCCGTGACGCGATTATAGTTGGGACCCCTGACCGGCAAAGATATGCTGGCGGGAGCGTCCCGGAAGCGATGCAACTGGCCAAAGAGTTTGGCAGCATCATGTGTAGTAGCTTGAGTTACTACCGTATCAAAAAGGAAGCAACGGCAGAGGGGTCACTGGAAGCAATCCATAAAGAAGGCTTCAAGTTGCTTGGGCAGCATACTGTGCTCGTGCAACTGGTGTACTGCCCAAAAGCTATCCAGCGTGCCGCCAAAGCACGCGCGACCCGGGAGGCGAGACGCACTGTCCGCTGTCGGGATATCTCTGGCGCCACATGGCCAATGTTTCAGCTTGTACGAGAACACCTACCAAACCTGGTGCTACATACAGGTAACTATTCACGGCAGTCTGTCTGCAGTGACCTCATCCTCACGATAAAGTACTTCACGTTCGTGTTTGGCCACCACGCCTATCGACGGCACCCGGCGTTCCGGGAGCTCAAGATGCTGTGGCGGGCAGCCCCAGAGCGTGCGCGTGTTGCCTGGTGGCCTAAAGAAGACCAGGACTGGGGTAAGCCACAACAGCAGCAGGTTTGTAATTTCATGGATTCAGAAATAAGGATCAAGAATGGCAAGCTCATCGAAGAAAACGACAACTGGCAAGCCAAAAGGACAAGCCAGCCGTGGGAAACGTACGGTGAAAAAGAATACAGGCGAACCTTCGCAGCCAACTGCAAGCAAGACGCCAAAGAAGCCCGTGAAAAAGAAAAAGCCAGGAAGGCCCGCGACAAAGCCAAAGCCAAAGAAAAGGGCAGTAAAGCAAAGCCCAGGGCCAAAGCCAAAAGCAGGTAAGTCAGGTATCGTCATCTGGCTCGGGACAGGGCACATGCAAATGTTCGCCAAGTTCCAAGCAGTGTTCGATCGCAGTTTGCATGACTACTGGATTAATAACATACGGGGCCTGGATACAGAGAAGTTGGATCGTGATGTTGTACGGTCAGGTAGTCAGTCATTTATCCACGCTGTTAGGGATAAGTTCGGCAAGGAAGGACTGACTGTCGTCAAACGACTAACACTGGGCACGGCAGCCCGCAAGAAATCCTAGGCATCGAAGGATCCGCACACGCAGCCGCTCAATGAGCAAGGTCCGCAGGGACCGAATGAGCTGACGATGTGACTGACAACTATCGATGCTCTGAACGGGCAGGGTGTTTATGAGAGGCACCCTGCCCTTTTCCATTTTTGATCAGGAGAACAAGATTACTGAAAACTCCGCCCCCGGCACTGTGGTCTACAAAATCGTAGATCTCATCGAGGGCAACATCAAGACGCTCTTCCACGGCATCAATGGCTCAAAGGTCATGCCGCGGGGAAAATGGATCACATCCGAACGTAAACGCGTGCGTGATGGGACCTCTACAACATGGTACGAGTCAGGTTGGCACGTATTTGAGAACTTGGAAGATGCCAAGCACTATGTAAAGAAGTTTGCGAACCTAAACCCTAAGGTGATCGTGCGAGGAAGAGCACGTGACCTCTGGCCTAAGGCGCACAGCCCATCACCAGTAATGCTGGCCACTGACCTGCTCATCGAGCGGATCGTCTGGCGAGCGAATAGCGAGGCGCTGCAATCCGCGGCACCGGCATAAACAATATCCTGTTTGCAGTGCTGGTAGGTCTGGTAGGCCTACTAGTACTCGCAAACATTCTTTTGATGTAAGGAGACACAATGGTTAAGATACTACGTGACCCGGTATGGCAGACCGTCATCATGGCAGTAGCCGCAGCGATCGCTACGGCAGCCGTGCTCGTGCTGTTGCTAACCGAAACACAAGGAAGTGGAAACATACCGATCGATTGTATCGACAGGTTGTCTGTGCGATGATCTTCGGAAACAGGTTATGATCGATCAGATTATCTTATACCTCAAAGGTACTAGTGATGCTAAACAGAGATGGTATCGATATGACTGACCTGAAGTCCTGTATAAAAAGAAAACGTAACAACGAGAATGATGCATGTCCGCTAGGACATGCGGAGTAATCGCGATTAAGTATTCCGAATGGAATGAGGGATACTTAATATACGGTTTGAGATTTTCGACCCCAACCGGGGGCCCTCCCAAAGGTACTACCATCGATAACTCCTTACAGTATAACGGGTTATCATCGATAAACTACCTATCTTGACCGAAACCTACGGTATTTAGTCGATCTAAACATCCTGGGTTATCTAGTTAATAAGCGTCCGATAAGTGCCCATGATTTTGTTCAGCTGAACAAAGATTACCCCCGCCACCGGGGGTAAAAACGGGGTCAGATAATCTGAAAGCGTATGGGCAAGTTAAATCCACCCCCTACTTGGCTTGAGGAGAATGAAAGTGAATGACAAGTCGCCGCTGCCCGCAGGGTCCCCTATCCCTGGGTCTCGCATGTTTCGTGAGTATTGCTCGTGGTGTCACGAGCCTATGCGTACACGGGCTCCCCTCTCAGATGAGAAGCGAGAGTCTGCTGTCTGTACTGACTGCGAGGACGGCTGTCCGCCGTTGCACAAGGGGCTCACGCCGCGCCAGCGGGCCAAACTGGGTAAGACCACGCAATAAGGCGGGTGTCTGAACGTAGATCGCGAACGCGGCATTATAAGGTATTAAGCGGTGCTATCTATTGTGGATGCACCTTACATTTCTTTTTTGAAGGAGTCGTGCCATGAAACGACGAACTAATCTTTGTGCAGTCTTACGCGAGTATTGGACTGCGAACCCTGGCGGAAGCCATACTGACGCCAAGGCGTATGTGCGGCAGTATAAGAAGTTCAACCGTACGAAGGACGTACGCATCAAGCGATCGAGCTATGGTGTGAAAGACACCATGAAGCGTAACGGAAAGCTCACGGTCGCGAAGCGTAACCTGACCCGTGTTGCAAACGGTAAGCCGACTGGCGGGCCGCTGCAGGACGAGATGCAGCTGATGCGTAAGTGGTGGGCAAACAACATGGACGGCGGTCACGATGACTGCGTACTCGCTGCAAAGGCTGCCGGGCATGGTGGTGACATCAGTAAGTCTTACAATGCGAAGAGCTGGGCGAAGCAGCAACCTGCTGCGACGATCGCCATGCTTCTCGATAAGACTAACGGCAAGCCTGTCTCGAAGGCCAAGCTCACGCTGTCTGTAGAAGGACCTGTTGATGCAGCTACGCTTGATGCGATGGAGGCGCAGCTCGGCGACAAGGAAACGCTGACCTACGACGGACATCTGGAAGCAGCGCAGCAGCTGCTGACGGCTGCTCGTGCCGCTAAGAAACGACCCGACCCACTTCAGTCGATGATTCTGGCACAGCAGGCCCAGAACCACATGGTTCAAGCCGAGAAGCGTTTAACCGACGCGCTTGCCAACGCGTAAGTGAGATGGTAGGAAGTATAGCCCAGGGTGACAAAGGTTTGATCACCCTGGGCTAGTTTTACAAGGAAGTGGCAGGGATGGTTAAGTTTAAGATGACGGTGCCGCGGCGTAGTCCAACAATGCGGGCCCAGTACATGGCGATGCATGTGCCTATTCTCGGGTATTTACCGAAGTACCCTCTAGGCTTGGTTAAGAGTTTGCGGAAGATACGGCAGCTGTACCAGATTCGAAACAAGAAACTACGGGCAGCGGGCTGTGAGGGACTCAAAGGGCGGAAATACACGTATGCGTATAACTGCCCTCCCTGTTCTGTTAAATTGGAACCGTGGTCACAACCGTGTGGTTGGTCGTGGTGCCCATTTTGTTACGCGAGGCGTGTCCAAGATCTCTATCTGCAGGTGCGAGCGCTAACACAGCAGGGCAGTTACACCATAGCAACGGTGCGACATAAACGCGGATACCACGCTGACAGCCGTCGATCGATTAACTTCGATGCTGAGGGTACACTGGCCAGCAGTGTTGCTGATATTGTTGCAGAGCAGAGGCCTTTTGCGAAAGGGTTACGCAATGGGTTATTTGCCGACGCGATTGGTGGCTACCATTGGCATACCATTTCACCTGATACACGACGCAAAGAGCATAAAGATGCACCCGGCGTTGAGAAGAAGTTCCAATATCTGTACGACACGGATGATGGGACGTCTGGTCGTTGGCTAACAATTCACGGTACGCTTGCTGTGATGCCGCTGCGATGGACAACAGACGCTGAGCATGTGTACACAATAGATAATCCGAGTGCACACGCACTCGCTACCGTAGTCGGCCAAACGTTCCGCTACCCGTTGGGGTGGTTGTACAGCGACCCTGTCGTGATGGCTGAGTACCTAAATAATGTAAAACGAACACGATTCTTAAACCCGTGGGGGCGCTTCAGCCGTGCCATTGACGCCAACTGAACAACTCTTAGACCTGGCCATCAAGCACAAGCTTGACCCGGAAGGTCAAATTGAAATCATCAGATGTTTTGATGATGGAATACAAACAGCGGACCAATTCACTGATCTGGCTGCATGCCTCGACGAGGAACTAACTGCCGCTGCCGCACCTGAGGCTGCCGCGCAAGCACAGTACGCTGCAAGCGTTGCTGGCACATTACCACAAACTACATCCGAGCCGCCGCCCGTTGAGGGCACGGCTGAAATGAACGCGTTCTTCGATCGCTCTTTGGCCATGCACAGTCTTAAAGGGCTCGTGCAGCTTCCTTCAGATGGGGCTGTTTTCGAACGGCCTGGATACGATACCGCAAGGATCGTTGTCCCAAAGATAGAATACACAAGCATCGATGCACTACTCGACGGCGCCGCACAACGCGATGATCCGCCGGGTACGATCTTTGCTGGCTGGTATCACATCTTTGCAGATGGAAGCATTGGTGCCATAGCGATCGTGAACGCGTCCAGAAATGATGGCGGGCCTTATGTGGACGCTTTTCTTATCATTCAGGGGGGAGTGCACATTACTGTGCCTAATCCTTCCCTGCCGCCACGTAGAGCACTGGACGAAGATTTCGTATTCCCTTATCCTGATGGCACGTACAAACTTCTGAAGCTAGTGCCGAGCCTGGTTTAAGGAGCCACACATGTCGCATGACAAGGACGATAGAAGTACGTTGAAGAATCGACGGTGTTTAAGATGCCAAGAATCATTCGAATCACTTCACGCGGGAAACCGTATTTGTCCTGTATGTGCGGCTAAGCCTGTTATGCAGGCAGGGCTACAACGTACCTACCTAGATTTTTTCTCAAGTCCATCGGAGTCGTTTTCAGATGACGAGTTTGACAGATAAGGGCCCAACAGCAGAGCGTGTAGTTGTTGTTGGCCCTGTTATTACAGATAGATACTACCTTGGTAAATCAGACCGTGTTGACCAGACGGCTGCTGTACCTATTGTGGACGTAGCCCCAGATGGCTCGTTCGCGTCCCTTGGCGGGGCTGCTAATGCTGCACGGTGCCTGGCGAGTTTAGCCATGCCTGTCGCCTTCATCAGTGCCGTTGGCGACGACCCTGCCGGGCGTGCGTTCATGGATACAGAGCTGCCAATGATCACACGGTATGTCAAAGTGGCACCAGGCTATCAAACGCCTGTCAAGAACCGCGTGTACTCTACCGGCAACCTTGTTGCCCGGTTTGATATAGACGAGAGCCCGAAGGTCAATGTCGAAGACTACATCATCGATATGTTTCAACGATGTGTCGACGACAGCAAGCCACTGGCTATTCTTATCTCAGATTATGCCAAGGGTATCTGCACTGAGCGGACCCTGACGCATATCATGGCGTATGCTAAGGCGAATGACGTCAAGGTGGTTGTAGATCCTACGCCGCTGCACATGCAGTTCTACCGCGGTGCCCACATTGTGACGCCTAACGCGGCTGAGTGCATGGTGGCCACAGGGCTCGAGACTGTCGGGCGTAGTGCTGCTGTTATCTGTACTGAGCTTGAGGTTGCCAGTGTTGTGGTTACCTGTGGTGCTGATGGCTTGTTTATCTCTACGGGTCCCGATGATCCACCCGAGACCATGCCTGCGGTTCCGGCTCTGCCAGTAGATACTTGTGGTGCAGGTGATGTTATCGCCGCAACACTAGCCTACGGCACAGCTGTAGATATCCCTCCTACTGCGATGTATCACATGGCGGTGGCTGCTGGGGCTATCTGTGTGGAGTTTGGCGGTGCAGGGCCTGTGTCGCTGCATCAGATCCATAAGCGTATTGCTACGGTGTTCGGTGCAGAGCGTAAACTCGTCAACGCTGATTTTACGACGTTGTTGCGTATGTCAGTCGCCATAGACGGCACTAAGTTTGGTGTAACCAACGGCATCTTCGATGTACTGCATCCTGGCCACGTGTCTATGTTACGGCAAGCCCGTGAGGCTTGTGACTTCCTTGTGGTGCTGCTCAACACAGACAGCTCTGCAGAAGGTATCGGCCGTAAGCCTGTCATGCCCCTTACGTCGCGTGCTTCACAACTGGCGGCACTTCCGTGTGTCGACGCTGTTATGGCGTTTGATGGCGCGACACCCGAGCCTGAGATCGCAAGGCTACTGCCTGACGTGCTGATTAAAGGCCCGGAGCTGAAGGGTAAAGAGAAAGAGATCCCTGGGTATGATGTTGTAGTGGATAACGGTGGCACGATTGTCATCGCAACACTCGAGCACGATACACACGGGACCACCATCAAAGAGAAGGTAATTGAGTCGGAAGCTAGGCAAGAAGGCGAAGCGTAAGCTTCGGCTATCTACGGCCCGGCTCTCACTCACTACGTTCAGGGAGGAGTTGTCGTTTGAACAACTCCACCTCTCACTTAGTGATGGTGACTTGCACTGGAAGATTGGTTTCGGTGCACAGCATATCGCAGACTACTGGCCAGCCTCAGGCAGGGCCCAGATTGCAGGACAGACTGAATCTATCTTATGCAGTAGTCCGGCTCAGGCGCTGAAGCTGGCAGTAGGTGCTAAGCGACAGTTGTTTGAAGAGATCGCTAGTGCGTTTCAGCCGCCTTGGGGGGAGTTGCCAGCAACTCCTCGCGGACTATCTTAACATCCTTGGGGGCATCAATGCCCACACGGACTGCGTCGCCACCGGTACGTACGATCGTGATGACTACGTCATCGCCGAGGTGTATGCGTTGGCCAACTTTTCGGGAAAGAACTAGCATCGGAACACTCCTTTGTTAGGGATATACTCAACTTACTCTTTCTGCCCAAGGAGGGCAACCCTATGGGAGATAAACATTTTGACCAGATGTATGCTGATGCCCTGGAGTACGACTGCCGGGCGATGGTGCTAATGCTCCACCTGGTGGACGCAAAACCGCGAGAGACAGGGCGGCGGGATGATTACTGGCACCATTATACGGCTGACCACATCATGGAGCATGCTAGAAATCTGCTACTGCTCGAGGATGATTTCAATGACGACATGAAGGTGCTGCTGTTGGACCGTGCTGTGACTGTGCACGGCCATACGCAGGACGGGAAATTTGTTAAAATCAATGATCCTCACGTCATGGACTACGACGATCCTCGTATGGGCCCTGATGACTTCTTTGCTGCCATGATGGCATTACCCGACGAACTTTGTTCAGGAGAACAAAATGAGTAACGATCCTATCGCCCTGGTGACTGCTGATTGGCACGTACGCAAGGTCGATCGAGCGTGGTACCGCCGCGCCAACCTCTGCGGAGATAGTGCCTTCGGTATTAAGCAGGTCAACAGCCTAGCCGAGACGTACGGTGTGCCTGATGTGCTGCTGCTGGGCGACTTGTTCGATGTGAAGATGCAGATGTCATCAGCGTTGATGCACATGCGGGAGTCACTCGATCGGTTCCAGCAGAATAATCAGCGTGTGTTGTATGTGCAGGGCCAGCACGAGAAGTCTGATCCCCCGATTATGCATGCGATGCATAGCTGGCCGTTGCATCTAGATGGGTATTCAGTGCAGTTAAAAAATGAACTGCGGCTCACAGGGTTGGACTACAAGCCGCCCAACGAGGTGGAGGCAGCCCTCAAGGCAGTCAAAGACTGTGATATCCTTGCCACCCATCAGGTGTGGAAGGACTTCATGGGTGACGATCGCGGCGATGCTTGGTTCAGCTGGGCTAACGTGCCGTACATCTTCACTGGTGACTTCCACCAGACTATCTGGGAGGAGCGCGGTACTCAGCACATCATGTCCCCAGGGACGCTGAACATGCAGTCGATCGGCGAGCCTGCTGATAAGTATGTGTTCATCCTTCGGGAGGACATGTCGGCCGAGAAGATACGCCTGCACTCGCGGGGTTACTTCGAAGCCCGGATAAATACCCAGGATGACCTGGATAACTTCTTGGATACCT